TTACCATCCGGTCAACACGCGGGGGGTAGGGGTGCCCCCCTAGGGGTCCACGCGATGCGTGTCCCCTGTGACCCCGTCTGCCGGAGTACACCCAGTCTAGCACACCCCTGCCGCACAGCGCAACCCCCTCTGCGCTGCGAGTCTGCGCACCCCAGCCGGCGTACCCCGCACCCTGCCTACCCCACTCCCCCGGCACGTGCACACCCACACCCACCCGGCCCTGCCTACCCCCTGTGCCCTAGCCCCCTGCTGCCCCACAGCACCCCTGCCTGTGCGACGCCCTGTGCGCTCGATGCGACAGTGCCGCGGCACCGAGGATGCGTACGGGCTCGACGCTGCCTCGACTGCGGATGCGATGCGGCTCGGGATCGACGGGGCTCCGCATCGAGGGGATGGCTGGGCTTCGAGATCGAGCCGACGTTCCGGGATCGAAGCTCGCGTTCGACGTCGATCGGATCGATGGATCGGGGCCGAGTTCGTCGGATGCTTCGCGCCTTCGGGGTTCGATCGCGCGGCGGATGGCGGCGGGGATCAGCCTTCGATGGGGCCAGCCCCGGTGTTCGAGGTCGACCGCGTGGTTCGAGGGGATGATTGGTCCTCTGGCCGCGACGAGACCGGTCGACGGGGATGGTCTTATCGAGAGGCAGGTGATCGTCGCTCTGCGGGGCTGTGAGGGGCCAGCAATCGGCACCGAGGCACGATGGCTCGGGATGGGATCGGGTCTCGACGTGATTCGGGCATGAGAAAACCCCCGCCGTTTCGGGCGGGGGTTTCGGACGGGGCTGGTTCGGTTTAGCCGCGGATGTCGTCGATGTGGATGCAACCGACCTTGTCGGGGCCGAACTCGGGGCTGAACCCGAGCACCTCATCTTCCTCGCACGGGAACGAGGACTGATCGAACGTGATCGGATCGGCCGATGCCCAAGCCGGTGTCGCGATGACAGCCGGTGCGATGAGCAGGAACAGGCCGGCTGCGATGCGCTTGGTGATGGTCATGATGTGCTCTCCTTCGATGGTTGGGTTGTCGGGGGTCAGCGGGTGGTGATGAGGACCGTCGCGTCGGATCGGTGGTCGACCTGGCCGTTGAAACGGATGAAGCCCAGGCCCGCGGAATCGATGCGAGTGACCGTGATGTCGATCGGGTTGATCGGGCTACCGGTGCGGATGGTGTCGCCGATGCGGATTTCGGATGCGGTGGTGTTCGTCATGCGATCACAGTCGCACATCACCGGTTACGAGTCAAGTGTTGCGTAGAACAAACTTGATGCGTAACCTCAAGGGCATGACCGCAGCACTCATCATCATCAGCTTCATCCCGGCGGTGCTCGCCGCGATCGCGGGCTACGCGGTCGTCACCCGGCCTTGACACGTAACCAGAAAGGAATGACAAATGCCTGCACTCGTCAGCCGACGGATTCGGCCAGGGATGTACGTCGTCACCGACCCCGACGGGGATGAGTACACGGTGACCGACACCGAGTTCGAAGACGGCTGGTACTGGGTGGTGTCTCCGCTCTCGGAGTTCGCACCGTGCCATCTCGACCTCGGGCTGCACCGTACGAAGCGGGACGCTGTGGCTGCACTCGCGGAGTTCGTGTCGTGAGCCCGGGCTCGCACGCTGTGGTCGATGGGCAGCCGGTGACCATCGTCGCGGTAGAAGGCGCGCACACCTACTACATCCCCGGCATCCACTACTGGACCGCTACGCGCACCGATCAGGTGCGTCCTATCAACAAGGAGACACGAGGATGAAGCACGTCGTGATGTTCTCGGGAGGCATCGGGTCGTGGGCTACCGCGAAACGGGTCGCCGAACAGCACGGCACCGATGACCTGGTGCTGCTGTTCGCTGACGTCAAAGGGTTCACGACCGACCCGCACATCGGGGAGGACGAGGACACCTACCGGTTCATCGAAGACGCCGCCGAGAACGTCGGTGGTGAGCTGGTGATCGTCCGCGACGGACGGAACATCTGGGAGGTGTTCCGCGACGATCGGTTCCTCGGGAACACGCGCCTGGCCAACTGCTCGAAGTTCCTGAAGCAGCGTCCCTCGCGTGCGTGGCTCGAAGAGCACTGCCCGAACGGTTCGGCGCACGTGTACGTCGGGATCGATTGGACCGAGACGCATCGTCTACCGGCGATCCAGGCGGCGTACCTGCCTTACATCGCGCACGCCCCGCTGACCGAGCCTCCGTTCCTCGACAAGCAAGACATGATCGCGTGGGCCGAGTCCGAGGGGTTGAAGCCGCCGCGGTTGTACGCCGCTGGCTACGCACACAACAACTGCGGTGGCGGATGTGTTCGAGCGGGCCAGGGGCAGTTCAAGAAGCTGCTGGAGCAGAACCCGGAGCGGTTCGCGGTATGGGAGCGCGAGGAGCAGAAGCTGCGGGAGTACCTCGGTAAAGACGTCGCGATCCTGCGTGACCGGTCGAAAGAAGGCATCGACGCGTACATGGCGCAGCAGCCCGAGGGCGCTAAGCGCGTGTCTCTGGTGCCGCTGACGCTGCGCGCGTTCCGCGAGCGTGTTCAGGGCAACGGCGAGGTGGAGCAGGACGAGATCGGTGGTTGCGGCTGCTTCGTCGACGACGAGGCCCCGGCCCAGCCTGTGCAGCTCGAACTCGATACCTCGCTGCTGGATCGACGGTTCGACGACGAGGGCGCGGGGGCATGAGCAGCTTGTACCAAGAGGTGATCCTGGATCACTTCAAGAACCCGCGTAACCACGGCCTCGCCGAGGTGTTCGACGCCGAGGGTTTCGCTGTCAGCTCGGTATGCGGTGACGAGGCGCGGGTTCGCCTCACCGTGACCGCTGACGGCGTTCGGATGACTCACGAGGTCACCGGGTGCGCGATCAGCCAAGCCGCCGCATCCGCCCTCTCCGAGGCGCTTGAGGGCGCACCAGCCGATGACATCCCCGCTGTGCTCTCGCAGTTCTCCGGGGCTGTCAGGGGCCAGGAAACAACGCTTGACGGGGACGCCGCTGCGTTCTCCGGTGTGTCGAAATACCCGGCGCGTATCGCGTGTGCTTTGCTCGCTGCGAACGCGGTGAAACTCGCTGCAAATTCTTTTGGATACCCACTTGACTCGTAACCAAAACCTGATACGCTAGAGCTACACAACAAAACAACGGCCAGCAAGATTCAGGCGAGCCCAGACCGCGCGTTGACCCTGATGCAAATCCCGTGTAATGCGGAGCCCCGGCCCACAACATACTTTGAAGTCCAGCTCTGAGCCGAAGCACGTGGCTACGACGAGCTGGCACGAGCAGGCAGGTTCGCTCAGCCGATATCACCGCGCTGGCCGTGTTCGATTCACGGCTGCTCACGCTGACTTGATTCGTAACCAGAAGGGGATGACATGACCATCCACATCGCATCGCGCGGACCCGCCGGTTGGACAGCCCGGGTGCTGTTCACCGCGGGAACGGTGCTCACGGTCGTCGACGAGCGAGGCCGACGGCACCTGATCGACACATCCAAGACCACTATCCGCCGCATCGCGGCTTGACACGTAACGAGAGGAACGTCATGACCAGCACACACGCGTGGTTCGCCACGCTCTCGACCCCGGAGCTTCAGCGCATGGTCACCTCGGTGAGCCGTGACGCGGCTGCCGCCGCTGCTACCGAGCTCGCGTTGCGAGGAGAGACCCGATGACCTTGAGCGATGCAATAGACCTGATCAACGACGAGCGCGTGAAGTGGCTCCTCTTCTGCGAAGAGGCCGCGTCCCGCGGCGACGAGAAGAGCTGCCTAGTCGGCGGGGCACGGGCCAGCGGCCTGGCAGACGCACTGGTAATCCTGGCGAAAGTGGGTTCCTGATGAACGAGACAGAACTCAAAGCGTTCAACCAGATCATCGCGGCGTCGTACTCGCCGGCTGAGCTCCGCAAGCTGTACCGACGGAGCAACCCGGGCCTACCGCTGAGCATCGAGCTGGCGTTGTCGGTCGGAGCGATCGTCGCCGGGGCTGCGCTGATGTTCCTGATCACGAAAGCGGTGGGGCTGTGAGCGGGGAGTGGTTCGAGACCGAGTACGGGGCGATGCACCGCTCGGACAACTGGCAGCTGGTCGCGAAGACCAACGGGTCGTACGACCTGTACCAGTTCGAGCGGGGTGATAACCCGTTCTGGTTCAAGATCCTGAACACCGATCTGGAGACAGCGAAGGTGTACGTCGAGTTCGTCGAGCGAGAGGACGTGGACGCGTGACCACTCCAGACCAGGTTTCGCCTCCCCGGGAGGATGGCGCAACGCCTCCCGGGGAGCTGCGGCTCACCGATCGTTGCGACGCGTGTTCTGCCGCGGCTATGGAGCGCTGGGAGAACGGTCAGTTCGAGCTGCTGCTCTGCAAGCACCACGCCACCGTCCACGCTGAAGGGTTGTTCACCGCGTCGTGGGTGCGGACTGAGTCGTGGGCGTTCGTCCGAGAGAACCTGTCGGGAACCGTCGGGCTGAAGAGAGTGAGGCAGGTGTGACTAAGCGCCTGGCCTTCGTCGTCTGGTTCGTCGTCGGCGCTGTGATGCTCGCAGCGGTCCTGGTAGCCCCGTCAGCGCGTGCTGACGGGTTCTCCGGGTGCGAGCATCGGTCGGTGTCTCACCAGCTGGATCACGGCGGTCTGAGGGCCGATTCTGACTGGCACGTGGCCCACGGGGACCTGCCGACGTGCGATCCGGAGAAGAAATCCGAGAGCAAACACGACTCAGCCGGCCCGGGCAAAGACCGTGGGAAAGACAAGAAGAGTCGCTACTGCCGGAAACGGTGGTACTGCTGACCAGCAGCTTCGCTGCGGATCGAGTCGTGGTCTGGTAGCTGTAACGCCGGTATCGGTTGTGACGATGCCGGTTCAGCTACGAACTTAGTGACGTTTGACACTTGCGTGGAGCTAGATCAAGTGGTCTACTTTCTCCCACGGGGGAAGAGTCCCAGATCTGGGACACCAGAAAACTACGTCGCACTGTCAAGTATCGAGGGGGTTGTGCCTTGCGCTGTAACAAGATGCAAGATACATTGGTCTGCAATACAAGGAGGACCGATGAGAACCACCAGAGAACAGCTTCCCCGCCTCTCGCTAGGAGTGATTGAGGCTCTGAAAGCTGCGGGGGAGACTGAGGCGGATATCGCTCGGATGTACGGTGTGACACCACAGGCCATTTCATGGTACGTCCACACGTACGGAGGCAAATTGACCGCCCGGCAGGTTATCCGTCGCGAATACCCGTTCAAGGTACCCGAGCCTCTTTCTCAGTGCTCGCCGCATAAACGCCTGAGAGATCACGGCGAATACATCGCCACACGCGGCAACGGCATGAAAGAATACAAGCTGAAGCGTCTCCGGTCGTTTTACCGGATGCTTCGTGAGAACAATTGGGTTGTCGAGTTTGATCCGAACATCCCGCCTATACCCGGCGTCAGCAAATGCGGGGGTTGGGCATACAGGGAGCGCCAGGAATCCGACGAAGACCTACTCATCAGAGTCAACGAATACACAACTTTGTCCGAGATCGGACGTCATCACATCTGGCGTTTCCCGAGCGTGGAGCCCTGATAACCACCCGCCCCTTTTCTTAGAAGAATGGTTTGCACCGCATGTTCGAGATCACTTCCCGAGTTATCGGTAAGACAATCGTCCCTACTCTGAACGTGGTTAAAGACGCGTATATCCGCGCTAATACACTCGATCTGGTCCCCGGAATTCGCGGCCTCCACGTTTACCGTTCTACGTGGCTAACCGACGACAGCTACCTTTACCGGGAAGTGAAAGAATTCATCGACAGGTATTGCGAGCCTGATGCAGTCGAGCGCGAAGAGCGTCACGGCGACAAATACATCATGGGCGAAATCGGGGAGTTCCTGAGCTATATTCTCCGTCGCGAATATCAGCCCGCGGACTTCAACCCGTGCCCGCTGCTCGTGGAGCTGGGCCTGGCCAAAAAGCGTCGCTGCAACGCGGCCCGCAAACCTAAAGAGGAGGCAGCATCATGAGCAACATCTGGGATCAGCCGGCGTATCAACCCGGCTACTATCCGCAAGCCGACGCGGCTGCTCGCGCGGCCAAGCGGAAAGGCCGTATCGAGGGCTGGCTGGCTCTGGGAGCCATCGTGGCGCTGATCGTGCTGATGTCTATCAGCCCCAGCCACGCGCTACTCGTGGTGTTCGGGACCGCGTACTTCGTCCCGACGATCGTCGCGTACTACCGGAAAGCTTCGCTGAAGCAGCCTGTCGCTGTGATCAACGTGTTCCTGGGATGGACATTCATCGGCTGGGTTGTAGCGCTCGCTATGGCGGTGAAGAAGTGAACGAGTACGACCTTTCCAACGGTCTGAGCGCCGCGCTCGACTGGGCGAACCGTAAGACCGGGAACATCATGGACATCACAGTCGTATCGGTCGAGGACGCTATAGAGGTGGAGAACAACCAGCTCCCCGAGGAGGACGAGGATGACTGATCGGAGGATGACGCTGGCCGCGTTCCTGGGCAAGTCGGTCGCGGCCCAGTTCGGGCACGGGGATAAGGCCGAAGTCGAATACCTGCGTGATCGGGTGGCCCTGTACTGGGGGTCCCGACTAGGGCCTAAGCGCTCTCTTAGCGAAGCTCTATCCGACCTCGGGCTACCCGAGGATTTTTCTTCTGACGATGACTTGATTCGTAACGATGACGAGGAGGAGACATGAAGCTCGCCGAGCTGGTCGACAACATCATCACCGCCGAGACCGAGGTAACCGTCGAGTCCCTGACCGCAACCGTGCTGCGCGAGACTCCAGATGACCTGCTGGAAGACTTCTACGCAGAAGCCCTGCCGTTCTACCTGCGCACGCAGATCAACCTGACACGTAACAGCGCTATCAACGCCGCCGCTACCGAGGTTCGTAGGCAACCCGCTCCGTCCCGAAAGATGGCCGCTGTGCGCGACTACTGGCAACAAGAGCTCGACTCGATGATCGCAGTCGGAGACGGAGCCTACAAGCGCCTTCGTGACTGCACGTCCGCTGACCTCAAGGTCGCTATCGAGACCCGGTTGGCGCATATCCAATCTGTTCAGTCGAAGATCAACCACTACGAATCGATGATCGAGGCTATGACGCTGCAAGGCGTCGAGACAGTCGGAGAGCTGTCCGGCCCGGTCTCGTAAGAACTCCCCGGTAGACCACACCGTCCCCGCCTACACCCAAGGTGAACCCGTTTACCGGGATCAAACCCCGAGGACCGGACCCATCTCCTCAGCACGGCTACTCGCCGCCAATCACCCTCCGGTCCGGCCCTCGCTCATTCTCCCCCTGAAGTTCCACTAGGACGAGCGACGCATCCAAGAGGATGACGAACTTCAGGGGCTTTTCTTACCCGTCAGCCATGAAGGCGGCGAAAACCCAATTGTCGACCCGCTGACGGGGACAGCTTTACCTGCGCCCTTACATAACCCGTATACCCACCCTCGTAGCGCCGCAGGTAACTACTTCAAGGAGGAATCATCGTGTCTGAATACGCAATCCTCGGGCTCGCCGCCGAGACGGTCGACGATCTTGAGTCGGCCCGCATCGCGAACGAGAACCGTCTGCGCTCCCTCACCGATCCGAAGCTGTACGGCTTGGACGTCCGACACCCGGACGTCGCCGCGCTCGCGGTGATGGTCGAGCAGCTCAAGGAGACCGAAGCAGCCGCGGTGAAGAACCTTCAGAAGCGGATGCGCAAGCATCCTCTCGGGCCGTGGGTCAAGCAGGCTACCGGAGTCGGTGAGAAGCAGGCCGCGCGCCTGCTGGCCTCGATCGGTGACCCGTACTGGAACTCGCTGCACGACCGCCCCCGAACGGTGTCCGAGCTGTGGTCGTACTGCGGCTACGGTGACGCCTCCCGGCAGGTTCGTCGTAAAGGCGTCCAGGCGAACTGGAACTCTGATGCCAAGGTCCGGGCGTTTCTGATCGCGACGTCGTGCGTGAAGTCGAAAGGCGTCTACCGAGACGTCTACGACGAGGCGCGGAGGAAGTACGCGGACGCGGTTCACACGTCCGAGTGCAAGCGCTGCGGACCCGCTGGTAAGCCTGCTCAACCAGGCTCCCCGCTGTCGCTCGGCCACCAGCACGCTCGTGCTCTGCGGGCGATCTCGAAAGCTGTCCTTAAGGACATGTGGTTGGAGTCAAAGCGGCTCCACGAGGCATCAGACACACAGGAGGCGATGGCCGCGTGACCGAGTACAAGTACGAGAAGAAACCTCGATCGGTCTCGCAGCTGTCGCAGTTCGACAAATGCCCGTTCAGCTGGAAATTGGCCAGGCATGATCGCGTGTGGAAACGCCCAGCGGCCTGGCTGCAGCAGGGTACCGGGGTCCACGCGGTGGCTGAGAAATACATGCTCTCGAAGCTCGCCGGCTCCCCGCTGTCGCGCGAAGAGTGCTATGAGATCTTCAAGGCCGAGTACGCCGACGGGATCAACGAAGCTACCGAGGAGACCCCGAACCTCGGCTGGTGGTTCGCCTCTGGGCCGTACCGCGGCGCGGACGACATCGAACGTCGCTGGGGTATCGGGCTGCAGCAGGTGGACAAGACCCTGGACTGGATCGACAACCACCCGAGCTTAGAGGTGTGGCACACACCGGACGGCACGCCGGGGATAGAGCTCGCGATCGAGTTCGAGCTCGATGGGATAGAGATCCGGGGCTATATCGACGCGGTGCTCGTGCTCGACGGTGAGGTGCAAGTCGTTGACTGGAAGTCGGGAGCTAAGCCCGGGGATGACTTCCAGCTCGCGGTGTACGCGCTGGCGTTGAAACAGCTGTACGGCGTCGAGATCACGCGCGGCGTGTACTTCATGGCGAAGACCGGTAAGCCGACGTATCCGTACGACCTGACGGACTGGACGCGGGAGAAGATCTCGGCACGGTTCCACGAGATGGAGCGGAAGCTGGAAGCGGGGGACTTCACGCCTAAGCCTGGCGCTAGCTGCGCGAGGTGCGACGTGGCGTTGAGCTGTGAATACTCTATGGCCTGAAACTTGATTCGTAACGAGAGGTAACGATGAGCAATCCATCACTAGCGACCGAGGAGCAGCTGACCGAGCTGTTCGGGGTCGATACGGACACCGTCCGACGCTGGCGCAAGCAGGGACTCGCCGCGGTCGGGGACTACTCGCCGAAGTGGGGCAAGCCGACGCCGTTGTTCAGCGTCGCATCCGCTGCTCGGTATCACAGGAAGGGCTGAGCCTTGGTCGAACGATGGACTCTTGCTGACCCAGCGCTGAAAGCGACTGTGACCAAACGGCCAGGCCCGGGGAACCTCTTGGACGTCGAGCTGGAAGACAAGAGAGCGGTTCACGAACTCGGCGGGGTGTTACGCGCCGCTCGTCGAGGTCTTCTCGGTCCTCCGCTGGTGAAGTTCCTCGGCACGACCGAGTCGGCGCTGATCAAAGCTACCGACAAAGTCTGGGCTGAAGAAGTCAAGGCCAAACAGGAAGGCCGCACGATCTACAACGGGTTCATAGCGAGAGGGACGAAGTGAACAGGCTGGCTATGGCTGCGCTCGGAGGGTTGTCCCTAGCCGGCGCGCTGGTGTTCGGGATAAGCGCCGGGATCGCCCGGGTTATCGCTGTTGAAGACACGGCGGAGGAGGAGGAGTGAAGGATCTGACCGCGGTTCAGTACATCACGGCTCTACGGGTACTGGAGGAGCACCAGCCTGCCGAGTACTCCTGGGGAGTCGACGGCTGTACGTGCAACGCCAGCGTTGAGTTCGGGCAGCAAGCTGAGCACCAGATGCGGGAGATCGCCAAAGCACTCAGGGAGGGCTGATGCTGTCGATCATGCAGTCGATCGAGCAGAAAGGGAACGCCGGCGACCCTCTGCCTGTACCGTTCCGGTCGCTGACCAAGCAGGGCATCAACTTCCTGCGAGGTCAGCTGGCGCTGATCGCGGCAGCACCCGGAGGGGCTAAGTCGGCGTTCACGCTCGCTCTAGCGCTCAAAGGCCGTATCCCGACGTACTACCTCTCGGCTGACTCGGACGCGTTCACGCAGTCGACTCGCATCCTCTCGATGGAGCTCGGGATGCCGCTGGCTGAGTCCGCTCGGGCGGTACGCGAAGGTCAGTTGCCTCCGCAGGTGCTGACGTGGAACGCAGCCCCGGGGAACCCGCACGGTATCCCTATCCGGCTGAACTACTCGGCGCAGCCGACGCTCAAGGTCATCGAGACCTCGCTGGCCGCGTACGAGGAGACGTTCGGGAACTACCCGCAGCTGATCGTGATCGACAACATCACGAACGTCATCACCGGAGTAGCCGCGAACGACGAGGACCCGTTCGGTGGTCTGGAAGTACTGATGGACTGGCTGCACGAGAAAGCCCGGGAGACCGGCGCGTGCATCATCGGTCTGCACCACGTCACCGCGGACAACAACTCCGGTGACAAGCCGATCCCGCTGTCGGGGATCAAGGGGCAGATCGGTCGCGTACCCGAGCTTGTGGCGACCTTACATAGGGTGCCGTCGACGTTCGGCGGGGACACGCTGAGGGTGTCGGTGGTCAAAAATAGGTCAGGAAGAGCTGACCCTTCGGGCCGGCTGTACGCCGAGCTGAAGTTCGACGGCTCGAAGATGGAGATTAAGGATTTTTGATGCCCGATAACTTGATTCGTAACCAGAGAATCACCGTGTACTCGTCCGAGGACTGCTTTAAGTGCCGGCTGACCACGAAGATGCTGGACAAACACGGTGTGGAGTACCGCGAGGTCCGGCTGGACAAGGACCCTGAGGCGCTCGCGCTGGTGAAGTCGAAAGGGTTCCAGTCCGCCCCGGTAGTCCACGTCTCCGACGGTGACAAGTGGTGGGACGACTTCCGGGCCGACAAGATCCGGGAGCTGATCAAAGGAGTGAAGAAGTGAACCCTGAGTTGCGTGCTGTACTCACAGAAGCCCTCGCCGGACACCAGCCGGAGAATTACGGATTCAACTGCTCGGGGTGTAACTGGGAACCGGCCAACCCAGGCGTCACCGACGCCGCCGAGTTCGCCGCGCACCAACTTGACGTTCTCGATGCGGTTCCTGGTGTGGCGGTAATCCAACTACCCGAACCCGCCGAGGCTGTGACGATGCAGGACTGCGCGGGATCGGGGAAACCGTTCAAGCCCGGCACCCTAAGCCGCGACGGCGAGGTCGCCAAATGCCCTGCGTGCGGGACCAACCGCTACGTCCGTGACGACGGCAGTATCGAGCCCCATCAGGTGCCCGTTGCTGCTGTTCTGGCCGAGGGGGAAGCGTGAGCATCCCCGAGCTGATCGCCTGGTCGACTATCGCGTGGGGTGTGGGTCTGACCCTCGTCGGGTGGCTAGATGGCGGCGGATAAACCGAGGCGCTGCAAGGACTGCGCCTCAGAGGGTTTGACCACCAAGCGAGCGGCGCCCCATCCGGGACCGCGCTGCAGCAGCCATCACAGGGCAGTGCTCCAGAGCCGTCGGATGTCCACCCGGGAGCAGCGCCTGATCGATACCTACGACGTCGATCTCGACGAGTACGAAGCGATCAAAGAGGCGCAGGGCGGCAAGTGCGCGATCTGTCAGCGCGCGACAGGGACCTACAAGGCCCTGGCCGTCGACCACGACCACAAGACAGGGTACGACCGTGGTCTGTTGTGCAGCACGTGCAACAAGATGCTCGGCCACGCCCGTGACGAGATCGCGTTCTTCGAGCGCGCGATCGACTACCTGGAGAACCCGCCCGCGTTCGCGGTGATCGGGAAACGGATCGCTCCGATCGAGCGAGAGAAGCTTTCGGCACGCGCCGAACTTGACACGTAACCACTAGGAAGGAACACCATGAACCAGCCCGTACCAACCGCCCGCCCGAACCTGATCCGTCAGCAGGTCCTGGCCGCGCTGCTCAACCCGAAGACCTACAAGCTCGCACGCAACGTCTCGGAAGAGCATGTCGACCGCACCGCTCGGAGGTGGGGCCGTTGATCACGATGGCCGTCTGTCTAGCGATTCTGATCCTTCTCTACGTAGCCCTGGCGGTGCTCTGATGAGCCAGGGCTGGATGAAGATCGAGGCATTCATCAAGGTCGATCCGACCACCGACACCGAAGACGTCTACGAGTTCCTAGACGACGCGTTCAAGCAGCAGTTCCCGTACCACGAGGGCATCGAGGTGTACGAGGTCGTCCGGTGGAACCTTCACAAACTCTGATCGCGAAGGTCATCGAGCGGCTGGCACCTGACTGGGTACCGCCCGAGGACACGGGCCGGGTGTGGATCCCCTGCCTCTGCTGGCACCACGAGGAGTCGCGGCCGTCTGCCGCGGTGTCGTACCAGCTGAACGCCTTCAACTGCCTCGCTTGTTCGGCGCGGGGCAACGCGATCACGTTGCTGATGACTTACGAGGAGGTGAACTATCAAACAGCAGTCGAAAGAGCACAAGAGCTATCTCCTTCAGGCGTCGCAGCGTTATCACAAAGCGCTGGTTGGGTCCGCGGCCGAGGAGTATCTGGCAACCCGCGGGCTGACCGCGCCGGCTATCGCAGAGGCGGTGACGCAGTTTCGCCTCGGGTACGTGGAGGAACCTCTGCCGGGTCACGAGATGTACAAAGGGATGCTCGCTATCCCTTACCTGCGATGGGCTCCGGACGAGCGGTGGCAGGTGGTCTCGCTCAGGTTTCGTCGCCTAGACGCCGCCGAGGGCAAGGCGAAGTACCTGACCGTCCCAGGTGACACCGGGCGGCTGTACAACACGCTGGCGCTGCTGCAGCCGGGTCAGCGGATCGGGATCGCGGAGGGCGAGATCGATGCGTTGACAGCGTCTGTCGCGGGGTTCCCCACGGTCGGGGTCCCCGGAGCGCAGGCGTGGAAAGAGCACTTCCGCGAGCCGTTCCTCGGTTACCGGGAGGTGCTGATCCTCGCGGACGGTGACGACGCGGGGATGCAGTTCGCCGAGACGGTGGCGGGGCAGTTGCCCAACGCCAAGATCATCCCGATGCCCGATGGCTCGGATGTCAACGACCTGGTGCTCAGCCAGGGAGTACAAGCACTGAAAGACAAGGTAGGGATATGACAGAAAGCATCCTGGAAGAGGCGCAGCGCCTGATCCACGGACCTCGCAACAAGAACTACGGGCACCCCCGGGAGAACTTCGCCGACATCTCCGCGTTGTTCTCCGCGTACCTGGAGCGTCCGATCACTGACCTCGACGTCGCGAACCTGATGATCCTGGTCAAGGTGGCCCGGGTGAAGGGTACGGGGTACCACCGGGACTCTTACACCGACATCGCGGGTTACGCCGGCTGCGCCGAGCGGATCTACGAGGAAGACCCCCGGATCGAGATTCCCATCGACCTGGATTCCGGGGTGTCTTCCGATTGGCTCTTCGACGAATGCGAAGAGCCGGAGCCGGTAGAGGAGGACGGTCAGCCCGCCCTGTTCGATCTTCCGCTGCCCGACGACTTGATTCGTAACGAGAACGAGGACTCGCTGACCTGGATCGACTCCCTGAACGACATGGTCCTCGACCTGGACGAGGTCGTCGAGTGATCGTCAGTAAGAGCCAGACCCTCCCGGAGGGATTCGCGGTCGTCGGAGTCGAGCTCGGCGGTAACCGCACCTACACATCCGTCACCAACGCGATCAACGCGCTGGACGACGTCTACCGATCAGTACGCGCGGAGCTATCCCTCCTCGCAGAGAAGGGGACCAAATGACAAAGCGCATCGCCGTGCTGCCCGATGTGCAGCTGCCTTACTCCGACATCAAAGCCCTGCGAGGGTTCATCCAGTTCGTCGCCGACACTCAGCCGGATGTCCTGCTGGGAATCGGGGATTACATGGACTACCCCAGCCCCGCTCGGTGGTCGAAGGGCTCGGCCGAGGAGTTCCTGCCGCAGCTGCAGAAGCACAACGAGATCGGCAAGAAGTTCCTGCAGGAAATCCGCGACGTCTACGACGGCCCTTTCCTGATGCACGAGGGCAACCACGACCTCAGGCCGCGGCAGTACCTGGCCCGGTACGCACCGGCTCTGGGCGAGATGGAAGAGGCCTTCCACTTCCAGAACATGCTGGACTTCGACAGCTTCGGGATCGAGCTGCTGCCCGACTTCTACGACATCGCTCCGGGATGGATCTCGACCCACGGACACATGGGGAAGATCAGCCTCTCGCAGATCGCGGGGTCGACCGCGCTCAACGGGGCGAAGAAGTTCCAGAAGTCGATCGTCATGGGCCACACCCATCGACTCGCGGTCGTGAACCACTCGTTCGGCTACGCAGGCCGCGTGGTGCAGACGGTTACCGGGTTCGAGGTCGGCCACATGATGGACCAGAAGCAGGCTAAGTACCTGCAGTTGGCGACGGGGAACTGGCAGCAGGGATTCGGAATCCTCACCGTCGACGGCAAGCACGTAAAAGCCGAGGCTGTCCCGATCTCGCAGGGGAAGTTCACGGTCGACGGAGAGACCTGGAGGCTGTAGTGGCCTTGACACGTAACGGGAACGTTCTACCGTACCTGCACTTTGAAGCCCGGTCCCGGGAGATCCCCCGGGTCGAGCTGATCGAGGTTCTGGTCGAGGAGACCTACGCCAAGCGCAGTCTGGAGCCGGTGAATGGATGACTCTCTCCTGGACAAGCGCCTCAGACGAGGTGCGAAGTCCGCAGGGGTGGAGTGGTCTCTGACAGCCGATCAGCTGGAAGACCTGACCGGGGACCTGTGGGTCGCTGTTCTGGAGAAGTCGTCGCGGATGACTGCGGCTACGCAGCCGTCGAAGGGCGAGGCTATCTCGTTCCTGCGCCGTCACGCGTATCAGATCCTGAGCGAGTCCGCGTTCGCGGACGACCTAGCCCGGGGTGACTGGGACTACTCGTCGGAGTCGATCAAAGACGCGCTCAAAGGCCGATCGGACAACGTGTACCTGATGGAGGTGATTCCGCAGGCTGTATCCCAGCTCGTGGATCGCCACCCGCCGTACGCGGAAGCGCTCAAGGTCAGGTACATCGACGGGGTGGTTCTGCGGGACCAGGCCGCCAAGGACCGGCTGAAGAACGCTCACCGCGCGGTGCTCGAAGAGGTCCACAAGGTCATCAAGCAGACCGACGACCACGACGGCCCCGGCTCGCGGTCCAAGGTGTTCCCGGACTCGATCCGGTCGCACAACGGTCCGGGTGACCCTGTCGGGGAGATGGCTACTCGTCTCGCTGACGACGGGTGGAAGTCAGCCGGCGAGGACGGCCTGACGTACCGGGAGCTGTTCGACCTGGCTACCGCCGAGCAGGTGACCTCCAGTGCTCCGAAGCATCGCCAGGCGTGCCCGGTGTGCCACCACATAGTGCCGATCAGCTCGGGACGGTTCAGGGATCACCTGATCCCGTCTTGCGCAGGGTCAGGGGCTGCCGCGTGAACATCTTCGACGGCCAGTTCAGCGGTATGTCCGGCGTCGACATGTACCGAGCGTGGGTGACGCCTGAGCTCTACCCCAACCAGAAACCAGCCCTCCTGGCTAATTGGTCAGACGAGGACAAAGAGATGTTCGTGGGTGCCGAATGGACCCGCGGCTACAACCGGAAGGAAACCGAATGACTGTCACCACCGATCCCTGGGCCTCGAACGACAACGGCCCCGAGCAGCCTGTCGCCACCACCGCTCCTGCGACCACCGTGGTCAACAACAGCAGCAACGTGGCGCCCGGCGAGGGCAAGATCGTCACCACCCTGAAGGGCGGCCGGGACTTCGACGCGCCGTGGATCGTTATCCACGCTTCGTCGGTCGAAGAGTCCGACGCTCTGCTGGATGCGAAGTTCAAGGACTACATGGACAAGGTGAAGAAGGTCGCCGCGGCGTTCGCGGGTGGGTCGGCTGCGGCACCCTCCGCGCCTGCACCGTCGCGACCCGCCGTAAGCGGATCTCGTCCCGCACCTGCGGGGGCCAAGGAAGCCCCTGAGTGGGCTCCGCCGCCGCCGTACGACGACTTCGTCTACGTCTCGAAGGTGAATCAAAATACGGGCAAGGTCTGGCACGCGTGGATGCCTCCGACCAAGGACGACACTCGGCAGCCCAAGTTCTTCTACCCGCCCCGTTAATCACGTCCGTAACTTGACTCGTAACCACCTAGGAGGGTGTAATTGAGCGAGGAAATCAAGGTTCCGAAGTTCATGGTCATGCTCCAGAACGGGTTGTTCTGGACGTTCCCGGACGACTGCGAGCACAACATCAGCTCCGATGAGCTGACGGTCGACTTCGGGGAGGGGGAGTACCGGGTCTTCCCGATCAAGAACAACATCGCCTACTACGGGCGAGTGATGGTCAAGGAAGAAACCCCGGAGGGTCAGATCCGACGGGAGTTGGGGCTGTGAAGAAGTTGGTTGCAGCGGTGCTGCTGGGAGTGTCAGCGATCGGTCTCACGGCGTGCGAAGGCGGTGAGGACAGCACCGGCCCGAACGGAGTAATCATCGTGGACGGGGTGCCGTATTTTTACTGACTGCGACTTGATTCGTAACCACTAACGAAGGGAGGGGCGGGTGAAGCAACACCGCTACCAGATCAAGGACGAGACAGTTCTGGTCAACGTCGTAGAGCACGAGGATGATCTCGACGGGTTCGAGAGCTTCATCCGCTCCAACCTCCGGATTCTCGGCCTCGATACCGAGACCACGGATCTGGGGATCTACAAACCGGGCTTCGGTATCCGGCTGATCCAGTTCGGTAACCCGTGGGAGTCGTGGGTCCTGCCGGTGGAGCGGGGCGGCGTGTTCGTAGGGGCCGCCGTCACCGCTCTGCAGAAGGTCCAGCGCTTCGTGATCCATAACGCCGCGTTCGATCTCCAGGTGATCGAGCGGACGCTCGGTGTGCCGATGGAGCAGATGTGGCCGAAGGTCGAGGACACCAAGATCTACTCGCACCTGGTAGACCCCCGGGCCTACAAAGAAGGCGGGACCGGCCACAAGCTGGAAGAGCTGACGAAGTTCTACATCGACCCGGTGACCGCCGAAGAGGTCAAAGCCTCGATGGCTCGCCTGGCCAAGAAGCACAAGACCACCAAAGACAAGATCTGGGCGCTGGTCGACCTGGACGACCCGGACTACGAGCTGTACGCCGGCATGGACACGATCCTGGTGTCCCGGCTGCTGGGCAAGGTAGCCCCGCTGGTCCCGGAGTCGTCGCACAAACTGATCCCGTACGAGCACAAGCTCGCTGAGGTGATGTCGTACGTCGAACGCACCGGGTTCCTGCTGGACGTCGACTACTCGGAGAAGCTGTCAGCGGACATGCTGCGGAAGTCCGAGCACTACACCGCGGTGGCTCGGTACGCGTACGGGGTCGACTCGGTGAACTCCACCGAGAAGCTGGCTGACGGTCTGGAGCGCACGGGCGTGAAGATCAAAGGCCGCACGGCCACGGGTAAGCGCCAGGTGAACGCCGAGCTGCTGGAAGCTCTGGCTGAGGAGGGCAACGCGCTGGCGAAGGCTGCGATCGAGGCGAAGAAGTGGGGTTCCTGGGAGAAGACCTGGGTCCGCAACTTCATCGAGCGGCGGGACGCCAACGACCGGGTCCACCCGGGGATCAACCCGCTGCAGGCCCGGACTGCGCGGATGTCGACCACATCGCCTTCGGCGCAGAACCTTCCGGCCAACGACTGGATGGTCCGACGGTGCTTCCTCGCGGACCCCGGGCAGCTGATGGTCTCGGTCGACTACCAGGCGCAGGAGCTTCGCGTCCTGGCAGCGCTCGCCAACGACCGGACGATGATCCGCGCGTTCGAGGAGGAGGCGGATCTGCACCAGGTGACCGCGGACGCCGCAGGCATGGATCGCAAGGTCGGCAAGATGGCCAACTTCCTAACCGTGTATGGCGGGGGTGCGGGGAAGCTCGCGACCAACGCGGGCATCACGTTCCCGGAGGCGAAGAAGGTGCTCGACATCTTCGCGGCCACCTACCCCGGGGTTACCGATCTGTCCAAGAGCCTGCAACGGGAGGCGGCGAACCTCGGGTACGTCATCACACCTACCGGTCGTCGGCTGCCCGTCGACCCTGACCGAGGATACGCGGCGCTGAACTACATGGTGCAGTCCACGTCGCGTGACGTAACGGCCAGCGCTGTGCTGCGGCTGCACGAGGCGGGGATGACACCGATGATCCGTCTGGTGATCCATGACGAGGTTCTGGCGTCGGTGCCCGAGGCTGAGGCTGAGGTTACGGCTAAGGAGATCGGCCGGATCATGGAGCAGACGTTCCGAGGCGTGCTGATCAACACCGACCCGGAGGTCGGGGGCCGATCCTGGGGCGCGGCATATCTGAAGAAAGACGAGCAGCCGTCCGCAGATCCATTTCTGCGGATCCCAGCTTGATCCGTAACGGAAGGAACAACGTGGAATTTCAAGAGTTTTGCGACCGCATTTATCAGGTGTTCTCGCAGACCACCGGGGCCGAGGACCGCTTCTGGGCGGTCGAGGAAGACGACGACCTCGGTGTGTTTGAGGTTTTCGCCGTCGGCCAGGACGAAAGCCGGGTGTGGGTCGGTCGGTTACGTAGCGAGGCTGACGCCGACTTCGTCGCCTCGATCCACGGAGCTCTCGCGGACATGGTGCGCAGGTCGATGGAAGCGATCGACGACGCGGCTCGGCTGGAGCTGGAGCGCGACAACCTGATGGGCCGGGTCTTCGACCTGGAGCTGGAGATCCAAGGGCTCAAGAGCGAGCTGGACCGTTACGAGGGGGCGGAATGAGTGTGAGATGTACAGAGCGCCGAGGCCAGTAGACGATGACGACTGACGCGCAGCGCCAAGCTTTCGAGGAGTTCCTCAAACTATCCGACGAACTTGGCTGGCCCGAAGAAAACGCTAAATGCGGAGAGCATGACCGTTGGCAACCATGCCGACCATGTATGCGTCGGGACGGATTCTACGACGAGACGGGCAGGGTCGCTCACGTCCACGAGGCCGAGAAGGCTAAACGAATTCAAGCCTTCCATGAGCTTCGGAAACTAGACGACGAGATGGGGCTTGATACATGAACATCAAAGACGAATGGTACTGGGGTAAGAGTAAGCACGCGGTGACTGAGCTCAACGCGGAGGGATGGATCTTTACTCTCCCGCCAAGTGACAACTACATCGGACGTCACCGGCTGCCGGACGTCCGATTCAGCCAGGAGCTGCCCGGCGGGACGGTCTACTGGTCGGTGAACCGGAAGGGCTTCTTCCGCCGGGACGACAGCCTCCCATCGGTATGGGCGCAGCGCATCTACCCGCGTGTAGCTACCAGCTTCAGGACCGCGGAATGAAGCGGGTTCGTGAACTGGTGCTGATCCGGATGCTCGATCACGAGGTTCGGCTGGAGCACCTGATCCAGATCGTGCGGGGGTGGTTCCGGTGAGAGAGCTCTGGGGTAACGACGCCAGGAAGTGGCTGATCCGCAAGAGCCCGCACGCCCAGGAGTGGATCGTGTTCCCGTCGGTCGGATCGTTCTACGGCGTCATCACGTTCCACCCGGACTACGAGTCGGCACGGGCCGACTTCATCAGACAAACGAGGAGACCATGAGCAAGAAGAAGAAATACATCACCGTCAAAGTAATCCCTATGATCCTCACCCCCGAGGAGGTGCGGCAAAAGATCGTCGACGTCATCTCCGACTGGACCCCGATCTACTCCGATGACGCCGAGCAGGTGGCTGCCGAGATCCTATCCGGCGTCACGCTCGTCCAGGTGCGGGACGTCGAGGAGAAGGCCCAGGCCCGGGTGTGGGACAGCATCCATGCCGTCCCGCTGGGCGTGAAGGTTCGCGACCGGGAGAGTGACGTCTTCTGGTGGGACGAGAACTACGCGCTCTGGTGGACTTCGCATTGGTGTACGGATTTGTACCACGGGAAGATCGGCGCAGATTTCAACTCCGCGTTTGGCCCGTTCACCGAGGTGGTCGAGTGAGCAAAAAGAAGAAAGACGTCACCGTCGAGCAACTGGCCGTGATCATCGACCGCCTTACCGAGGCGGTGGATCTGCTGAAGATCATCTCGACGCAGACTCGTCAGTCAGAGGTGATTACGGTGCGTCAGTATGACGATCCGGAACTGCAGCGTCGTAAGGTGAGCGCGGCTCAGGAGATCGAGGCCATCCGCGCCGAGGAGGCGGAGCGTTACCACGCCTACCGTGACAAGCCTCTGCAGCCGTACGTACGGGTCCACGAGGCCCCGTAAACCCCTCTAGCGTCCACGCTGACGGACGCAACCCCACAACTGAATAGAGACTACCAGAGAGCCCTCTGCGTGCCCTTACACGGCGCGTAGGGGGCTTTTCTGCGCTCTCGGGTAGCCACTCTACGACATCCCGGTGTGTAGCCGTTCGACCACGCTGCCGAGCCTGAGATGCTGCTCGTACTCCTGCAGATCCCCGAAGTCGATCGTGCGAGTCAGCCCGCCGCGGACGTCGAACGTCAACCGAACGTTCATCGACCGAAGCCAGGTGTTCTTTGCCGCGATGTCCTGCTCCCGCCACCAGTCCCCGAACCGCTGCCCGGTCTCGCGCCACTCCCAACCCGACGGACGAGCCTCCAGCCCTTCCAACTCCTCCTGCCGCGCGGCCAGCGCCGCGATCCGGGAGTCGAGCGCCTCGCGCTGCGGAGACCCGACCCGGTAGGCCGGAGAGCCGATCAGCGACGTCAGGTCCACCAGCTCCGCGTTCACCTCCGCGAGTTCGACCGCCGAGTCCGAGCCGGCTACCCAGACTTTCTCCAGACGCTCCGAGTCCCCGAGCAGATCCAGCACCTGCTCCTCGCAGAACGCGTCCCACTCGGCGATCGGTATGGTGCCGTTCCCGCAGCGCTGGGCGAACCCGAACGACCTGCAGCGGTAGCGGGGGATCTTCCGGCCGGCGTCGAACTTGTAGGCAGGCTCCCCGCACACCGCGCAGAACAACACCCGCAGCAGCAGCGACGGGGCGGAGACCGCGGGCTTGGTCCGGTCGGTCTTCACGAGCTCGGCGCGCAGCGCCTCCAGCTGCTCGCGGGTCAGGATCGGCTCAGCCCGCACCAGCGGAGCCCCGTCGTCGTCTCGGACGGTCTTGCCGTTCAGCGTCGTATACCCGAGCATCGCCTCAGAGATCAGCGAGCGCTTCAGCGCGGTAGCCGACCACGCCCGGCCCTGCGGCTCCCTGCCCTGCAGCTGCGCGAAGTAGTCCTTCGGCGACAGGACACCACGCCGGTTCAGGTCGTGGGCCACCAGGTGCAGCGGCTCGTGGTTGTCGACGACGCGGTGATACACCTCGAGGATGCGCTCTCGCTGCACCGGGTCTGGCACCAGCCGCCACTCCCCGTCCACGCGCGTAGGCAGGTATCCCCACGGCGGCAGGGAGCCTCGGTATTTCCCGGCGCGGATATTGAAATGCGCCGCCGAACGGTTCCGCTCTTTGATCGCTTCTAATTCCATCTGCGCCACCGTTCCCATAAGCGCGATGACGACCGCCGCGAACGGCGTCGTCGTATCGAAGTGCGCTTCGGTCGCGGAGACGACCAGCTTCTTGTGGTCCTCGGCCCAGTGGACCAGCTGCTGAAGATGCCGGATCGAGCGGGTCAACCGGTCTACCCGGTACGCCACGATCACATCGAACGGTTGATCCTCGAACGACAGCCACCGGGCCAGGTTCGGGCGACGCTTCCGGTCGAACGGATCGACCGCTCCCGAGACGTCCAGATCCTCCGCTACCCCGACGACGTCCCACCCGCGCTGGGCGCAGAGCTGCTGGCAAGACTCCAGCTGACGCTCCGGTGAGGTCGTAGCATCGGTGACGCGGGACAGTCGGATGACTACCAGGGCTCTCATGGGTTTGTACCGTACACCACTGAGACCGCGGTGGTTGACCAGACAAACCACGAAGACACAGGTCATCACGGCCATACCCACTGAAACACAAAAAGCCCCCTACCTAGCCTTCGCGGGCCGGGTAGGGGGTTTCTTGGTGCGCGAGGTTAGATCACCACGGATCGGTGGTCTCGGTCTTGCCGCGGCCTCCGCCGCAGCGGACCTCGCAGCCGTACACGGTCTTCAGCTTGCCGTTCTTGAGGACCTTCTTGATAGAGCCGTCCGGGTTCTTCACCGGGACCCACTTAGCACCCTGCCCGCCGGAGCCGGTAGCGCAGGCGTGCTTGTAGATCTGACCGTGACCGAAGCCGTGGTTCGAGCAGTGAGCCGGAGCAGCCTGGGAGATCGGTGCGATACCGAGTCCGAGACCAGCCGCGAGGATGCCCGCGGCAGCGATAGTGCGTAACATAACAGCGCCTTCCTGATGGTGGGTGTGCGACCGGCGGGGTTGGTTTCTCAGGCCTTAGCCCCGTCGGTCGTTCTCTTGCAGGCGACTTTACTCGTAACCGGGTTACGTGTCAAGCGCGAGTCATTCCCACTCGATCAGGACGTAGCCGTATGTTGCGGTGGCAGCGCCAGAGGTAGACGACGTTCCCGCGCCCTGCCCATTGCCGCCCTGCCCACCACGGCCGTACACCACATCACCGATCGGCAGACCCACACCGGACACAGCCGGCGAGATCACGCCGCCTGCGCTCCTGCCGCCGCCGCCACCACCGCCCGGCCCTGAACCGTTGATGTGGTCCTGACCGTTAACCGGGCTGCTGCCGCCCTTGCCGCCGTTGCCGCCGTTGCTGGCCTCTGCCCCGGTGACACCCACTACTGTTGGCGTTCCACCAGATCCGCCCGCGCCCGACGTCGAGGTCGTGGTGCCAGCGCTGCCAGGCGACCCGCCACCGGCGGTGAGGTACACGCTTCCCGATGAGAAGGTCGACGCTGCGCCCGCGGTCCCCGCATTGCCGTTGTAGCGGTTGCTACCGGTGGCCGCGCTGGCACCGGCGTTGCCTCGGTTGCCGCGCGTCACGCTGTAGGTCGGGCCCATCGCCTCGATCGGCACCCATGCCCTGACTCGGGCACCGCCGCCACCACCGCCGCCGCCGTAGCGCGTGCCGGTGGTGGAGCTGGACCGGGCCCCGGATCCTTGGCCGCCACCGCCTCCGATCAGGGTCACCCATGCCCCGGACGCACCCTCGGGTACCGGTTCGTCGTAGATATCCGTGTATCCGGGGTCTTCGCTGGAGATCGTGAACGGGGTGAAGTCCGGGACCGGAGGCCAGATCTTCATCGCGCCGACGTAGACCTTCGCCGCAGCATCCCCGACGAACACGCCGACAACGTCGAGGCCACCGACCTTCAGACTCATTCGATGACCACGTAGATCGTGTCAGGGTCCGGAGACCCCAGCTCGTCGTAGTCCTCCTGGGAGACCACCAGGATCGACTTACCGTCGAGCGCGTCTTGCATCGCGTTGTGCTCCGAACCCAGCTGGTTCAGAAACGCCGCATCAACCTGCTGACCAACACCGTCTACCCAGTTCTCGGGAAGTGCCATGCGTGCTCCTTAGAAGCGGATAAACCCGTCGGTCGGCCAGATCACACGGATGTCCGACCCGTTCGGGATGACGAATTGGTAAGTAGGGGAGTCGTGATACGACAGCAGCGTCGACGTAGACGAAGTACCGGTGTGCTTGTAGACGATGACCGCCTCACCCGTGTCACCCGTAACTTCGGGGAACACCGTCGGGTCAGCCTTCGCCCAGCCGGCGGAAGTCACCGACTTACCGGTCAGGCTCTCCGAGACAGCGATGATCGCCCCGGACGGGATGTTCGCCAGCGTCGTGTGCGACGTCAGGTTCACGGTGTAGTCGTCAGCGTCGATCATCAACGCCCGGATGTCGTCGTTCAGCCAGTCGATATCGCCTCTGGCTGCCGCAGCACGGCAGCTGTTGTAACGAGCAGAAATCTCTTGTCTCCTTAGATCTCGAACGGCACATCAGCCGGGATCTGGTTGTCTCCGGTGGACTCGACCGTCAGGTACAGCGTCGGGTCACGGACCTCGTCCTCGTCCTCAGCAGGATCAGGACGGAAGATCCAGTCCCGGTGACCGGTGGACTCGGGATTCAGCAGGTAAGCGATCTGGTAGAACAGATCGACCGCATCGGCGTGGGCCGAGAAGTTGTTCAGAGTCACCGCGATGACCGATCCGTCTTCGGAGTTGTAGAAGATGACCGCGATGTAGCCGCCGAGGTTGCCGACCCAACCCTGCCACGCTCCCCAGCAGATCGAGTTCAGACCGAACCCCATCCAGCCCGGACCCTGATGAGGTCCCGCAGGCTCGTACTCGACGTACGTCGTGAAGATCTCTTTGCGGAGCTGCTGCATCTCCTCGGACAAAAACGTCCCGTCGTACAGCGCTTTACCGAACCGAACGAAGTCCTCTATGTTCCCGGCGAGAGAACCGGCAGCCCCCGACCACGAGGTCGAGACCGCGGTGAACTCCAGGTCCTTGGACGTCGGGTAGCCGAGGAACGCCGCGAGGAACGCGAACGGCCCGAGGATCGCTTGGATCTGCGGCAGCGCCAGGTTCGGGGTCCAGCCCCGGACATACGGCGGGTTCATGTAGTTCGTCGTTGGCCAGTGCAGCGACGGCATATCGACCTCAGACTGCCACTCTTGCACGACGATCTGATCGACCGTCCGGCCGTCGTTGTAGACGGACTCCAGGACCTTGCCCAGCAGCCACGAGGCCGCGTTCGAGTACGACGAGCCCTGACCCGGCGCGAAGTTCACCACCGAGTTACGGATGTAGTTCAGCGGGTCGTACGCCGTGGTCGGGCTGAGGAAGTACGTCTGCTGGACCGCGGGGTCTGTCATCCAGTCCTTGAGCCCGTCCTGGAACAGCAGCAGCTGCCGAATCGTGATCTGGCTACCGTTCGGGACGCCGGTGACGAACTCGCTGATCGTGTCGTCCCAGTCCAGCAGCCCGTCGTCGATCGCTTTGAGGATCAGGGTGTGAGTGAACATCTTCGAGCACGAGCCGTACCGGAAGTTCTTCTCCAGCGTCAGCGGAGTGTTCGAGGTGCGGTCCCCGCCGTACGCTTTGTAGTACGACCCGGTCGGGGTTTCGATCCCGATGATCGCCCCGTCGGCTACCTTGCCTGACGTTGGCTTGATCTTCGCCGCCACCAGCGCGTCGATCTGCGCCCGGACCACCGGGTCCAGCGGGTCAGCCGGAGACAAAGCGTCGGTGACAGCTCCCGAGGGTGTGATAGTGATCGAGGTGGTCGTCGCAGACACGTCGACGTGCAGCGCGGAGGTGTTCGGAGGCGTCACGTCGCCTTCACCGTCGCCCACGACCTCGCCAGGCAGAGCGCCCTTGCGGAACTGGACAGCCGCGCATGCGGGTCCACCGGGGCCACCTTGGGTGTAGATACCGAGCCAGTGACCGCCGTTACCGCCGCCGCCAGGCTTGGTGCCTGCGCCGCCGTACGCGTGCTGGTCACCGCCGGAGGCCAGCTTCAGGCCGTTGTATTCGACTTCCTCGATGCCTTTACCGACCGGCTTGCCGAGCGCCACAGGGCGCTGACCGGAGCCGTTAGATCCGTTGGCAGCGGACACCTCGAACCCGGGGATCGACAGCTCAGCGCCGTCCCACTCCAAGATCGTGGTGGTACCGGAGAAGTGCTCACCACGGGTCCAGGTGACGGTGTTGACGCCGCCAGGCAGGCCCGGGTTGCCGTAGAACCCGAGGAACCCGTCGGCACCCTCGCCACCCTTACCGGTGACGATCGCGTCGATGCGGTCGCACCACGCCGGGACCGGGATAGCTACAGGCTTCTCGAAGAACTCGACCTGCGGGTCGTGGTGATCCGAGCCGGTGCCGGTGTCCACCGCGATACCGACGCGGGGGACGTTGTCAGTCCAGGTGACATCGGCTTTGTCCAGCGTGGCCGGGGGAAGAGAAGGCGTCGACAGCGATCTGGTAGCCCCGACGTTGCCGATCGGAGCGCCGTCGTTGTCCGGGAGGTTGAAGTCCCGGCCGCGCATCGTGTGCGTACCGCCGACGGCGATGAACTCGTACGCCAGCAGGTCGCCGGCTACAGCCGCGATCGGGGTAGTGAGTTCGTACGCCATGTTCGCGCCGGGAGACGCGGAGCCCGCCAGCAGGCCCGCGATGTTCTCGGACTGGTGGATCAGCTCGCCCAGCTCCGGGTCGGAGCGGTCGTCAACGCAGCGGTAGACGTTGATGTAAAAGTCGGTGATGCCCGAGGTGCCCCAGCCGATCCAGGTGATCAGGCCGATAGGCATCGACTGCTCGATGACATCGAACGCGATGATCGAGGTTCCGGGGGAGACCGAGACCGTGGAGTTCAGGGTGTCCAGGTCGAAGTTGCCGCGCTCGGACTTGTACAGCCCGGACTTCGGCTTCTTGTTGTTCTGGATACCGAGGATGTCCCAGGCGAACCCGCCGCGGGCAGCCGCCGAGGAGATCTGCTCGATCAGCGACTGGAGATCCGAGATCCCCGCACCGATGCCGGTGACCCCGACGATGCCCGAGACGATCGCATCTACGATGCGCTTGATGGTCTCTTCGATCGACCCGCCGCCCAGCACACCGCCGACCGCACCGGGCCGGATGTTGGTCAGCGAGAAGATCAGGTCTTCGATCGTGTGACCGATGTTCAAGGTGCCGGTGAGCGCCTGGACGATCGCGTCGATCACCGCGCCGATACGCGCAGCGGCGTGCTCCAGTTCGTCGCGCAACCCTTGCGGGAGATACGAGAGGATCTGCTCCAGCACCCGCGGGGTCTCGCGGATCGCGCCCATGATGGCGTCGACCGCGCCGGCGACGGTGTTGAACGCGCCTTCCAACACGTTCGGGATGAAGTCTTTGAACTTCTGCAGTGCTTCCAGCGGCAGGCGCAGCAGCAGCTGCGGTAGCACCAGCAGCGCGTTGGCCGGGTTGAAGTCCGGGACCTGGAACAGCGACCGGGCGATGTCCTCGGTCATGTCCTGGCCGTAGCGGTAGTCACCGCCGCCGATGACGAACGCGCCGTCTGGAACGTCAGGTACCCACTGGTCGTCAGCCACTAAGACCTCCGTTACATATCAAGTTCAGAGCAGCAGTTCGGCCGGGGGAGCCGGAGGCTTCCGTCCCGGGATGTGCTTGCTGATCCACGACTGCAGGACGCGGATGTAATCGATCGACAGCTGCAGCCGGGTCTTGGTCGTGTAGTTCTCTTCTTCGAGTTGGTTGACGCGCACGGTCAGGTCCGCGATCTCGGCTTTGAGCGGGGCGATCAGAGCCACCGCGGTCTCGACGAAGATCTGCGAGGCCTCCGCCTCGGTCTTCTCGATCTCGGCGGGCTCCCGTCGCCGGGAGCGCCACTTCTCGCCGTAGATACCGATCGCGATGCCCGCAGGACCGCTAGCCACCGCCAACCAATCCAGGACCTCGGTCACCGTTTCGTAGGGGTGACGTGGCGGCGGATCACGAATCCGAGGACGAACGGTGCAGCCACCGCGTAGATAGCGACCGCCTGGTCGATCCACGAGACGTCGAACGTCTTACCGAGGACGAACCCGGCGAAGCCCAGGCCCGCGGCCACAGCGCCGCGCAGCACCGCAGGCTCGGGGACGTACTCCTCGATACCTTCGATGTCACCGTCTTTATCCAAGTCCCAGCCCAGGTGCGGGATCTCGAAGCCGCCTGTGTCCAGCTCGGAGAGGTCCATCTCTTCGGTAGGCAGGTCAGACACGTGCAACGGCTGGGTGTCCTCCAGGTCTGGCATAAGCGGGCCTCTCATTCGACCGCAGCCTGATGCTGCGGCAGTGGTGCGGTAGGAATCAGGCCCATTTGCTTGTAGATGTCGAGCTGGGCTTGCTGCTCTTGCTGGGTGAGCGTCCGAGGATCTTGGACACGGAACTTCGGAGGCTCCGGGGTATCCGAGGGAACCCACTGCGCAGCGGGGTTGTAGTGACTCCGCGGCCCGCGGGCGGGAGCCTGGAACTTCTTGGTCTGCTGAGGCAGCTTGCTGACGTGGATGTTGCCGTTCTCGTCAGCGAGCCGGCGCAGAGAGTCCACATGCACAATCCCGAGCTCCGTGAAGTGCTTCGACCAGTACTTGGCCATCACCGGGTTAGACAGCGAGTGACCTCCGGACGGGTGGGGGAGTCCCCAGAAAGCCCAGGCGAGGGCTTCCTCCGGCTTGTCCGGGTCGGCGTGTTCTTGGGTCAGAGGTTTGTGCATGTGGCGGGCTCTCTTCGTTACGTATCAAGCTCGGCTGCTACAGAATGCCGAGCTGTCCGAGGTTGGAGTTGATGTACTGGATCAGTTCGAACGCCTTGAGGATCGGGTCCTCGGGCTCTTTGTAACCGATCGTGATGGTCCAGCCCTTCGGGCCGTCGGTACCCCACTCGTAGGTGAGCTTGGTGACCCGCTCCACGAAGATCGTGTACGGATCGGGGTAGCCGAGGACCGTGGTACCGACCCGGTCACCGAGCCAGAAATGCCCGTGACCCCGCTCACCGATGATGTACGGGGCAGCGTCGGACACCTGGATCTCGTGCGAGTGCTTCGCCCGGGTAGCCCACTGCTTAGCGCGGGCCGCCATGATCGCGGAGATCGTGAACGCTTTGTCAGCGCCGTCGACCCAGCCCTCGTTGTAGTGGAAATCCCCGAGCCCGGTGACGATGTCCTCCAGGCCAGCGATCGGCAGGCTCAGGCCTGCTGCGCGGAGCGTGGGAATCTCCATGAACGCGAGGATCACGTTCTCGTACAGCGGACGGGCGACCGCGTCCATGATGCCGCCGAGCGGCGGGAGGTCGATCGCGCCGCCGAACGCGCCGAGCGTGGCGAGCTGGGAGTTGATCAGCGACGTCAGGAAGTCGCCGCCCATGTTGATGCCGGCTGAGATGATCTCGTTCACCCCGGGCATCGACTGCCCTCCGAGCACGAACGACGTGTCCGTGGCCTCGGTGTACGTGAACTTCGACGACTCGATGCCGGTGTACGGGGACTCCATGAACACCACGTGCGGAGCCTTCGGGTACGTCCCGAGGAACCCCGGGGTGTAGTACTCGCCCGGGTAGGTCGGTAGCCCGGTGTAGATGTCGATGCCCTCGGTCATGCCGTCCGACGCGATGTTCATCACCGCGCGGACCAGACCGGTCAGCAGCGACCCACCGAACGCTGTCTCCGAACCCCACCCGGAGTTATCGACGATGTCCCAGACCAGGCAGCCGTGGCGCAGCGGGATCAGCGAGGCGATACCCTCGATCAGCGGCAGCCCCAGCTCACCGGACAGCTCCGCGAACGGGTGCGGGTCCTCGCCGTGGAAGTACCGGCGGCACACGATGGTGAGCTGCGAGTCGGCCAGGACGTTCTTCGCGGTGTCGTGGAACGACTTGAACCGGGAGAACACGATCGTCAGCGGAGAGTTGTCCGCGAGGAACGGGAACGGCTTGACGATGTTGCGCCAGTTACCGGGGTTCAGCGAGAACGGGAACCACTCGGAGATGTCCAACGGGTTGTCGGGCAGCGTCCACAGCGAGGACTCCAGGCGGAGGATGTTGACGAACAGCGTCAGCAGCAGCGCCCACTTCGCGGGGCCGAACATCACCCACAGCTTCGGGAACTGGAACTCGGGACGCAGGAACGGGTTCGCCCACACGTAGATGTGCTTGAGCTCTTCGTAGTCGTGCTTGAACACGACCTCCATGTAGACGTCGCCCTCTTTGGTCCGGACGATGTCGTAGTGGTCCATGCGGCCCGTCCACCGGGCACCCTGCTTGTCGAACGAGACGTGGACGTTGCGGCGGGCGCGGCCTTTATGGGACGCGATCCACTTCGCCAGGTAGTGGTCCAGCGAGATCGTGATCGACGCGGTACCGGTCTCGTTCTCGATGAACTCGAACTTGTGGCTGCGCTCCCCGACGAGCTGGCCGCGGAGCTTGTAGTCGCCGTCCCAGAGGCGGATCAACGGCGGTGCGATCCGCTCGTCTTCCCGCTTCTGGCGGCGCTTCATGACGGTGTCCCAGAGCTGCTGGTGACCCGCCAGGGTTGTCATGTCTGCGGCGGGAGCTGGCATCAGCTCACCCCGAAGCCGAACCCGCTACGGTCTTCCTCGTAGTACTCTTCGTCGTACTCGGGCTCCTCGGGAGCCAGCTCGAACGAGCCGCCCGTGAGGTTGATGTACTCTTCGGCAGAGCCGTCGCCGGTGATCTCCAGGCTCAGGACCGGGATGCCGAACAGGCGGAGGGTAAAACCCATCTGACATGGCCTTTCAGACTATTCTAGGCCCCAAGGACGGGACCAGGCGCGCGGAAGGCGCAGCGTGGCAATCTGCCCGGGGACAGCCCCGGACACGGACAACTTGAACGTGACCTCGCCGGTGTACGGCGGGATGTAGTGCAGGAACCGGACAGAGTTCATCCGCTCCCAGATCGGGGAACCAGACTCCGAAGACACCTGCTCCTCGCGAGGGTCGGAGTCGACGACGACGTTCTCAGCCGGGTACGTGTAGCCCTCGCGGAGAACCACCACGCGGCTGCCGACCTCGTACCCGCCGGTCAGACCGTCCGTATCGACCGTCATAGTCGGGACGTCCACGCCTTGCAGGTCGTCGGTGAACCGGACGACGTACGGGCGACCGCCGTCGACGTTGGTAGCAGTCTCGATCGAGAGGTCGTCGCCTTCCAGACCGGAGGCGTTACCCACCAGCTGCGGCAGGTTCAGACCGCCAGCAGCACGCTGGAACGACACGACGTACAGCCGGTCACCGTCCTGCTCGGTGGTCACCTGGACATCGAGCCCAGCACCGCCCGAGAGCGTGCCGACATCCCCGGTCATCTCGTCGATGTCGATACCGCCGACGCCTTTGCCCGAGGCGTTACCGCCGAACAAGCCGCCGATGAAATCGATGATCCCCGAGATGATGTCGGTGATGACGCCCTGACTCTGGGCTTCGCCGAACGTGATGCGGTACGGCGAGTAGAACCACTCGTTCAGACCCTCGACCTTGACGTAGTTACCGTCGATGTTCGGCAGGTCCGCGATCCGGGCCGCCACCGTAGCCGGCGTCGCGTTGTAAGCGATCGGAGCCGTGGTCTGCCCGTCGAGCGTCAGCGTGAACGAACCCGAGGTCGGTTCCCCGACCAGCTCGACCACCTGGACCTCGTTGATCTTCGTCGACTTCACCCTGACGTCGGCGGATCCGATCGAATCCAGCCCCACCAACGCACCCTGAAGGTCGGCGTCGGAGGCGTTGAACGGGATACCGACCGTGGTCTCCGAGCCCAGCGACAGCGTGAACGTGCCGCCCAGAGCGCCGCCTTTGAGGCGAACCGTCTGGACCTCGTTCGTCGCCCCGCCGAGAGACACCTCGACGTCGTTGGCGGAGATACCCTCCAGCGCGATCAGCGCAGCGCGGACATCGTTCGGGGACGCGTTGTACGCGATCGGCTCGGTCCACTCATCGCCGTACCCGATCTTGAACGTGCCGCCGGTCGGGCGGCCGTCGATGTAGATCTGCTGGACTTCCTCGACGCGTAGACCGCCGATCTGCCCGGGCATCCGGATACGCCGGGTGCCGAGCGACGGGTCTTCGTCCTCGTCGAGGTCGAGCTTGTAGTCCGGGACCGTCCACAGCGTGGCCGGGGACTTCGGAGCACCGAGCCACGGCAGCCCCGGGATGTACGGATCAGCAGGCTTCTCCGACGACCCGGGCAGCGTCCACTTCGGCCAGATGATGTTGTCCGTCGGGTTCGCGTTCGGGACCGTGATCTCGATGTCCTCGACCGGAAGCTCCGGCTGCGGCCACGGCCACGGCAACGGGTTCGGGTCGAACGTCGTGTCCTCTTGGACCTCGATCGGGTAGACGACATCGTCCTCGTACCAGAACGGGTCGCCAGCGACGACGACCATCTTCGTGATGTTCACCTCCCGACCGCGCGGGTCGGTGACCATGTCAGTCGTCGGGGACTCGAACAGCCGCACCTTCAGGTAGCGGTGCCCGGACTCTCCGGTGGTGATGTGGAGCTTCGAGTCGCGCTTGAACGACCACGCTTTGCGCCACGCCGAATCCCGGCGCAGCCAGGTCTCGTCGTTCTCGTCGTTGAGGATCTCGACGCCGAACACCAGGTCGCGTCGCAGGACGCGGTGGTTCAGGTACCGAGCGCCGGGGAAGTTCCCCGGCTCCTCGTACGTCGCCTTCACCGGCGGGTCGAGCAGACCCGTCACCTCGGTAGCGAGGTAGATCCCCTCGGTGCCGTTGGTGAGGTCGAACCACTCACCGTTGACACCTTCGAGTTCGACGAGGGTATCGGGGTCCAGCAGTCTGGAAGCCATGTAACTCCTCGTTACGTTTCAAGTTAGCGGCGTGTGTAAGTGAGCGCTTGCTTATTCACTTCGTTGTTCTTCACCGCGATAGCGTCGTCAACCGAGTTGACCTGGATGTTCATGACGTTTCCGAGCGCCTGGGTGCCCAAGTCGAGCGCAGCGTTCATACCGTTGGTGAGCGCACCGCCACCGATACCGAGGTCGCCCATCGCCTGGTCGAGGTTCGCCCGAGCGAACCCGGCGACAGCGTCAGTGCCTTGCTGCCACGACGAAGCGATCTGCTCACCGAGGAACTGGGCCAGAGTCTTCTGCTCGCCTAGCTCGCCGGTCTGCTTCTGCTGAAGCTTGAGCTGATCCTTCTGGAGAGCCAGCTTGTCCTTCTCAGCCTGCAGCGCGTTGATCTGCTCCTGGATCGCAGCCTTGTCCTCTTTAGACCCGGCCTCGTTCTTCTGGACCTTGAGCTGCTTCTTCTGCAGTTCGAGCAGGTCCATCTGATCCTGGAGGTCTTTGACCTGCCGCTTCGCGTCGTCAGCCATCAGCGACGACCCGGTAGCCAGCTCAGAGGTGGCGGAGGTCAGCGACGTGCTCAGATCGTTGGTCGTGTCCAGCGTCGATTGCATCGTGGTCTGGACCCCGGTCAGGCTGTTCTGCAGCCCGCCCAGGTTCAGCGCCAGCGCCTGAGGAGCGGTGCCGAACGTGTCCTTGAACGCCTGGAAGATCTGACCGGCGATGCTGCGGACGTCGCTCAACACAGGGTCGAGCCCGTTCTCCAGGCCGGTGCCGAGGCCTTCCATAAGCGCCTCGCCAGCCGGGACCAGGACCTTACGGTCGTAGGGCAGCGGACCTTTGTTCGCGGCGATCTTGGGCGCGATCGAGCTGACGTAAGCCAGCATCGCGCCTTCGCCCGCTTGCATACCGGCGGTCAGACCGGACATCAGGGACAAGCCCGCGGAGTTACCGATACCTGCCAGCGATCCGAGAGCGCCCTCGATCTTGCCGGGGAGCTCACCAGCCGATGCGCTGATACCATCGAACGCGGTGACCGCAGCTACTCGCATCGCTTCGAAGTGCGGAGCGACCTGCGCCGAGAGGCCCTGGAACGAGTTGGCTACGCCGTCAGCAGACCTCTTACCGGCCTGCTCGATCTCGTTACCTTTCGTGGTGACGAAGGTCGGGATCTCGTTCCACGCGGCTTTGAACGCCTCGAAGTTCGGGGCCGGAAGGCTCTCACCCGAGGTGGCCTGGGACAGTGCCCCACGCACCTGGGCCGTGACGTCGTCGATGAACACCTGGTACTCAGTGACTGCGGCCTTGGCAGGCTCCAGGTTCGGCGGCTGCACCGGAGGAGCCGGGGGAGGCGGCGCAACGGGGTTACCGTTACGAGCCTGCTGGCCCGCGTCGGTGGCGGCGAGGATGTCGTCCAGCGGAACCTTCGCGGCCGCGGCGTTTTGCGGGATCTCCTGCAGAGACTGGTTGATGCCGTCGATAGCGTTGCCCGACCTGGCCTGCTGACCGGCGTCGACGCCCTCCAGAGTCTTGTTCAGAGCCTTCTGGGCGTCGGTGAGCTCAGGCCCGCTCGGCTCGAAGAACTTGCGCCACGGAGCGTTATCGGATGTGAACGGCTTGGACAGGTCCTCCTTGAACCCCTCCCAGCTGAAGTCCGGGAGCATGTTCGCGAAGACGTCTTTGAGGTTCGCCGACAGCTCCGCGATGTCGCGCAGAGAGTCCGCGATCGACTTCAGGCCGGAGATGAAGTCCTCGATATTCTCGGGCTTCTTGATCCATTCCAGGCCTTGTTTGCCCAGGTCGACGACCAGGTCTAGGACTGTTTTCAGGGTATCGCCTAGACCGCTGAAGGCCTGGGACAGCGATCCGTCCTCGGTGATCTTCGAGACCCAGTTGTCGAAGTTCTCACCGGCTTTGTTGAACCAGTCGGTGATGCCGGGGAACTTCTTGCTGAGCTCGTCGGCTAGACCGATGAACCCGGACACGAACCCGTCCACACCAGGCTTGGCCTGTGTCAGAGCGTCGCCGATACGGCGGATCGTCGCCTCGACCTTCGGGGAGTTCCGGACCACCGCGTCGATAGCGCCCTGAGCCATATCGGCCAGGCCTTGCGTGACGGACGGCAGCGACCGCTCCAGCATCGGGAACAGCTGCGGCAGCTGCTTGAAGATCGGCGTGAACTGGTCCTTGACCTTCGCCGACATCGCTTCTCGGAGCTTGTCGAACGGCTCCTTGATCGACTCGGCGGCCTCTTTCAGGCCGTCCAGGCCGAGGGCCAGCGCGGCGATCGGCGTGGCGACCAGCGCGATCAGACCGGGAAGTGAGAGCAGCGCCGTGGTGATCAGGCCCAGCAGCGGGGCTGCCAGGACCGTGATGCCTGCGAAGATGGCTGCGTAACCCGCGGGGTTGATGCCGGAGCCGAAGTTCGGACCCTCGATCTTCGACAGCCGGTTGATCGTCCGGTCGATGAAGCTCCCATCGACGTCGGCGTCGACCTTGACCTTGGCAGTCATGCCCTTGGTCTTGGCCGCGACCTCAGCCCGGAAGTTCCCCATGTCAGGCTCGACCGGGATCTTCACCTTCATCTTCTCGGCGGCCTCAACCGCCTCCTTGAGCTGGCGGTAGAACCCGTCGAGGTCAGGGGTCACCTTGATACTTAGGCGACCGACCTCTTTCCCTGCAGCCACGGGCTACCTCACTATCCGCCCGTAGTCCGGGCCTTCCGATTGCGGGAAGCAGCCATACGCATGGCCGCGATGGCTCCGAACGAGCCGGGTTTGTACTTCTTCGCCTTCTGCGGCTTCACCTTCGGGACCGGGAACGGATCTGGAGGTGTCAGCCTGCGGCGTTTGTCCTTCGGCGTGTTCGCCATCAGGTACATGAATTTGAGAGCTCGGATTTCGTTGACCAGCGCCGCGGTGGTGTACGTGTTGTCGTCCCAGCCGCGGAACTGAGGCCCGCCCTGCTTCTCGGACCAGAACCTGCCCTCCCGGGGCAGCTCTTTGATAAGCGCCAGGACCTGGACAGGTCCGAGCCGGGAGGTTGGATCGAACAGATCCGCGAGGTTCATGTGGTACTCGGACCGGAAGTCCGCGTACAGGGCGTCGCCGTAGTCGTCGATCAGTCCTCCGAGCTGGAGGCTTCCCCCGCCTGCGTCTCCTCCAGCCACTGGTTCATCACCATCGAAGCGACGGTCACGTCGTCATCGATCGCGGCGAGCAGGGCTTCGGCGTCGCTGCCGGCGGCGAGCTCGATAATCTTGAAGACAGCGGCCGAGATCTTGTCGACGTCGGCTTCGGTCTTGTCTTCTTTGTCGTTCAGGTTTCGGATGACGTCCAGGTTCTTCACGATGTCTTTGCGCGCGGCGCGCTTCAGGCGCATGACGTTGCGCAGGTAGACCGTGGTGTCCTTGTTGATCTTCACCGGGAGCGGAGCGCCGTACTCGCGGTCGGCTTCTTCGCGGATGTTGTCGAGGTCGAGAATCTTGCTCATAGGTGGCAGGCCTTTCGGTTGGCGGCGGGCAAAGAGAGAGGGGTTGGGGGAGCGGCGGCCCGCCAGAGATACCGCTCCCCCGGTTGACACGCGGTTACGTGTCAAGTTCAAATCAAGCGACAGTCACCACGACGCCGCTGCCACCGGTGGTGGAGTCGGTGCCCAGCGAGATCGCCAGAGGACCTTCGATGTCGAAGTCGTCGCCCGCCGTGACGGTCCACGCGGACTCGGCCACGCCGTCGTCGACAGCGCCGATAGCGGACTTGACCGCCGCAGCGTTCGCGTTGTACGCGATCGAGGCCGTGGTCTTGTCGCCAACCTTCAGCGTGAAGCTGCCGCCGGTAGCGCCGCCCAGATCAACGGTGTAGACCGGAGCGGTCTCCACGGCGTTGAACCAGTCCTCTTCGATCCACTCGTAGAGGTTGTACGACTGGTAATCGAGGAAGGTCGCGCGCACCGGCAGAGCGCCGAACTCGTCGGTCGCCAGTGAGATCGCGTCCTCGCGCTTCAGCGAAGCCTTGCGGGCGTGGAAGCCGAGGCGAACGTCGTTGTCGACGATCACGATCAGCAGCGCACGCTCGTTCACGACCGAGCCGGACTTCACGCCGAAGATGCCGGGGGTAGCCGACTGGTTCGGGCCGAAGTACAGCTCCAGAGCCGACTCGTCGAACTGGGTCAGGTTGATGACCACGTAGTCCGCGATCTCTTCCGTCTCGACCTCGCGCAGCTTCTTCTTCTGCCACGAGCCGCGGACCTCGGAGTCGCCGCCGTCGAAGCCGAACTCGGGCAGATCATCCTCGGAGGTGTGTCCGACGAGCTCCCAGCCGGTGCGGTCCCACGCCTCGGGGTGCTCCAGGTCGATCAGCTTGAGCTGAGAAGGGGTAGGTGCCGCCGTGCCGACCGCAGCGGTGTACACGTACCCCCGCGCGGCAATGAGGACGGCATCATCTTTCAGTGCCATTTGGTTCCTTAGTTCTTAGGGGGCCGGATGCCGAGTCGGATCAGGCCGAAGACGCGCCAGGTCCGGTCAAACGGTGACGGACCGTGGGACGCACCCAAGGTCTCGGTCACCGAGTGCAGATAGCCGGCTGGCGTTTTGGTTTGGAGACGTGCAGCGCGGTACAAGACCTCTAGGGCGTCCTCGTACATCTGCTCGGTAGTGGGCAGGTCAGCCGCTGAGTAAGCGGTCATCTCGACCACCGGCTGCGTGAACAGCGTCGGATGCTCCGGGCTGCGGGTACCGCCTACGCGACGGACGGTGATCATCGGGAACGTGCGGGAGTCGATGTCCTCGACCCACGTCCCGACATGCACACCCGCCAGAGACGGGACAGTGCTGATCGGATTGGACAGGTCCTCGTGGCCCCGCAGGATCGGGAGTACGACCTCACCGACGATCGGGAGCTTGCCAGCCATGCGCTACCCCCTCTTCCCGCGCTTAGCGCCGGTAGAGATAGCGGTCTGGCCGCCGAACCCGGCGGCACCGGTGAGGATGTACAGCCCCTGCGGAGCCTTCGTGACGCGGCCGTACTTCTCCGGGTCGAAGACGCCGGACGGGTAGTGGCCGTACTCGATCGACTCGGGGCTAGGGGCCTCCATGTTGACGTAGGCATCCACCGAACCGTTGGTCCGCGTGATCTTCGTCAGATGGTCCGGGCCGTGGATCTTCTCCCACTGCGTGCTCGCACGAGCGGCAGCCAGGTTGGCCTTCGCCCGGTCAGCAACCTCGTCAGCTTCGGAGCGCATCTCGTGGACCACACCGGGCAGGTGCGACACGACTTTGTTCAGACCGGATCGCCCGTAGTACAAAGGCATCAGAACCTCCGAACCACGTATTCGAGGCGGGCGGTGCGGCGAGAGCCGTTGTAACGACGAGGGTCGCCGTACACACCCCAGCGCTCACCGCGCCACACGACCTCGGACCCGGACTTCAACTCGGTCGTGAAAGACCGGGGGAGCCGCATCGTGTAGACCTGCTCGGTGATGTCGCCGATGTCGTCCATCTCCGCCCGACGGGCAGACGTGCCCGACTGGTTCTGGATCTGGAAGCGAGCGACTGTCTCGACGCCGGTGGGAGAAGGGCCGACCAGGGCGTTGCCCAGCCGGTCCTTCCGAGTCACCTCGGGGTACACCGTTACGGGCTCGTAGTTAGCCCCGTCGTCCAGGAGCCCGCTCATCAGTAGCCCCAGTACAGCGGGGAGCTCTGCTGGAACACCTGCCACTCGACCGAGCCGAACGCCGGGTATTCACCCGAGCGCTCCAGCGGAGTCTTGGGGCGGACGTTGAGGACACCGACGTTCTTGGAGAGACCCAGCTGAGCCCACTCTTTGTCGGTGATCTCGATCGCCCCGGTGTTCAGCCGCCAGTTGAGCTGGTACGAGTAGTTGCCGTCGGTCTCACCGATGTAGCCGTCGGGGTTGCGGATCAGGCGCGTGACCGCGGAGGCCTCGACCTTGATAACCCGCTTGAGATAGTCCTCGTCCTCGGCTTTGTCGTCCAGGTCAGGGATACGAGAACGGATCTCGATCTCGGCGTCCTCTAGGAACGTCTCGACCTGGGTCTCTTCGTCATCGGTCAGCGGCCGCCCGAGCCGCGCGACCACGTCGCTGGGCTCGGCGTATGCCATCAGGCCATGCCCTCGACAGTGGACTCGAGATCAGCGAGGCGCTTCTCCAGCTTGGCGATAGCCTCTTGGACGGTGTCGTCAGCAGCGACAGCGGCAGCAGCATCAGCCGGCGCGTAGTCCTCGTCCATAGCAGCCGGGGCGAACCCGGTCAGGTCGGTGAGCTTGGCCACGATCTCGGAGTCGCTGAGCGAGCCGAGCCATCCGCGGACCACCGCACCGTTGTAGGGGTGGGTCATGAAAACCTCCAGGTAGCGACACGGCGGCGGGACCCTCCGGGGAGAGCCCCGCCGTTACGTATCAAGGTCGGGACAGAATCAGTTGGGGTCGGTGTCGTCGACGAACTTGACGAACGCCTGCTTGTCACCGAGCAGCCAGCCGAAGGTGACCTCGATCAGGATCGCGATCTGGTTGGTCTGCCACATCGAGACGCTCTTCGAGTTGGCGTCAGTCAGGGTGGCGGTGTCCGACATCTTCACGCGGATCTCATCGGCGAAGCCGAACTTCAGCTGCGAGAAGTCGCCGCCCACGATGCGGGTCTTGGTGTCGGTCGCGGCACCCAGGTCGCCGCCGACAGCGCGGCCGAACTGAGCCGGGAGACCCAGGACGTCGCCGGTCATGGCGGCCAGGTTGATGCGGCTCGGGTCCACGTTGCCGTTGGCATCGCGGTAAGCCTGAGAGCGGAGCAGGTGAGCGCGGAAACGCGGGTCGACGGCCCAGGCGTTGAACTCCACGTCGGTGTTGGCCGAAACGAGGTCGTAGCCATCGAGCAGGCGGTCCAGCAGCGGGTCGCCAGCTTCCTGCAGGTAGTCAACGTTGGTCGTGTTGGCGATCACGTTGTCGGTGTCGATGCCCTGGAGCGCCGAGCCGGTCAGCGGAGACTTGCCATGGAACACAGCGAGGTCGATACCGCGGCCGATGGCGTAAGCCAGGTCGCCCTGCAGCTTGGTGTACAGGCCGGAGGGGTTCATGCGAGCGAACTCTTCCGACACGGTGACGATGGTCGCCAGCTTGATCGGCGAAACCGAGCGGGTGTCCCACGCGGTGCCGGACAGCGGCTTGACGCCGCCTTCTCGCTGCTCGTTCGACGTACCGACGCCGACCTGGCCCACCTCGGGGCGCTTCACGGTCGTCGGGATGATCGTCTCGCCGTACGAGATCGGAATCTGCTCACCCATGCGCAGGACGAGCGAGCTCTCCTGGGCCTTGTCGAAGATGGGGCCGACGATCTCCTTGGGGAGCAGGTCGGACGGGACGTGGGCCAGTCGGCCCTGGTGGTTGCTGCCCGCGGAGTTAGGGAGCAGTTCGTTCAGGGTTGCCACAGGGGCTCCTTACTTGCCTAGTTGGTTTTTCATGAGCGCGGTGAAGGCCACCGCAGGGTCGTTGCTCGGGGCTTCTGTGCCGAGGCCTTGCGAGCGGTCGACAGCGGCCACGGGGCCGTTCTTCAGGCCGAACAGGGTCTTGAGGCTCTCGGCGTGCGTCTTGAGCGCTTCCTCCGAATCGCCCTGCAGCGTGTTCGCGAACGTGAACAGCGGCGTGGGATCGGGGGTGAGAGCCTGGACCGCGGTCACCAGACGGTCGAAGTCGTGCTGCTTCTCGGACGCGGAGGTAGCCGCCTGGGCTGCCTGGGCTTCGAGAGCTGCGAGCTTCTCCGCGAGACTGTCGCGCTCGGTCTCCACGGTGCGGAGCTGAACTCGGTAGTTCGCGGCCTCGGTGTTCGCCTTCGAGAGCTTCTCGCGAGCCCAGTCGGGCAGGTCCTCACTCTTGGGAGCGGGGGCCGCCGGAGCCGGGGCAGCGGGAGCTACGGGTTCGGGCGTCGAGGGGGTGTCGGTGTGTTCGGTCATCTGTGCCTCCTGGGCGTGGGGTGACTCCTGCTCCTGGCAGGTCGGTCGGGTTGGCGGGCTAAGCAGCGAGTGCTGCGTACTGCTGTGCTGATATCTCGCCGCGCTCCAGGCGACGGCGAAGGGCGTTGATAGCCAGCTCGTTACGAGTAAAGGGCTGGCCTTTGTTTTTCCCGCTCTTGTGGACGAGGCCTTCGTCCTCTAGAGCGATGGCTTCCTTGGTGGCTTCTCCCCACAGATCGAGGGCGCGATCGGCAGCTTCTTTGCCGAACCAGTCCTCGTTCCGGAAGACGGGGATCACCTTGCAGTCACACCCGGGGTGCCACTGCTTGATCTCTCCGCTGATGTCAGCGAAGTAGGTCTCCAGGTCTTTGTTCTCGAACAGCTCCAGAGCGTGTTCCGTATCAAGGTCGAGACCAGCGGTCTCGGCCCGGACGTACGTAGGTCCGCGGCTGATCAGCATCAGGCACCAAGCGCAGGTCTCCCGGCCCGTCGCGACGCGCGCCCAGCCCCGCAAGACGCGGGGTTCCGGGTCGTTCTCGACGGCGTGGATGATCTGCTGGCGGCCTGCGTTCTCCACCTCGCGCACCGCTCGGAGCGTCAGGTGAGTCAGCGCGTCTCCGCGGGTGTCCGACTGCTGCATCCGCTCACGAGCCGGGTCCATGTTCTCGACGAACTTCTCGAACGTCGTCCCCTCCAGGGGCCGATCGTTACGAGGGAGATCCGGGTGGTGCTGCGCCCGCTGCGAGTCGTAGAACCGGCGAGCGAGCACCGATGCCTCTGTGCGTCGTCGCTGGATCTCGGGGAACAACAGGTCCAGCAGACGCAGCCAGTCGAACATCGTCAGCGCGGGCTGAGCGAAGAACCCGGCCACGTTCCTGACGTGCCGGACTACTGCGGCGGAGATGAGGAGCTGCGCGGCGGCGTACTCCTCCGGGTTCACCGGGTCTTGGTCCGGTTAAATCCGGAAGGCGACGTCTGCGTCTCCGTCTTGGTCTCGGTGACCGTCGGCTTCGGCGCGGCGTCAGCCTGGGCTTTCGTCGTGGAGTACAAGGTGTCGATCATGTCCTCGGTCTCCTGCTTGTCCCAGTCACGCATCTGCTCGCGCTGAGTAGCGGTGTAGCCGAGGTCGATGCGAGCCTGCTCCTTCGGGATCGGGCCCTGGCCGTTGGCGTACAGCTTCGACACAGCGTCAGCCTTAGCGGCGACCGTCGGGGTCGACGGATCGCGCCAGACTGTCTCCAGCCGGGTGTACTCCTCGGTGACCTCGCGGCCCATGATCTGCATCGCGATCCGCATCACGCGCTCCCAGGCACCGCCGAAGATCCGGCCTTTACGCTCGGCCATCTTCACGATCCGGGAGTCGGTAGCGATGATGGCCTCAGCCGAGGCGGGGTTCTCCGACGAGGACGACAAGTACTGCGGCGGCAAGCCGGTGATAGACGCGGCCTCTTTGCGGAAGACCTCCATCTCCTCGGCGAAGTTCCGCAGCTCGGCAGCCTTGAACTCGGAGATCTTGGCTGCCTCGGAAGCGAGCGTCAGGATGCGTCCGTAGTAGATGTCGAGCGTCGTGTTCTCGCCGTCGTTGGTCAACTCGTCGGTGGTGACACCGGAGATGACGCGGAGCGGGGTGCCCAGGATCTGGGACGCCGACTGCAGGTTCATCAGCGTGCGAGACGCGGCGTCGGTGACCTTGCGCAGCTCCGGAGAGATCTCCGAGCGGCCGTATCGGTTGCCCAGACGCGGGTCGTTGGTCAGCGGCACGACCGGGACCACGCCCAGGCTGTGTTTGATGACCTCGCCGTCGACAACCCACTGGTCGTTGAGCCCGCCGTTGCGGCGGAGCGGGACAGTCTCGTCAGGCAGGTACAGCGTGGCGCGGTCCGGGACCGCGACGTCGTCGCGCGTCGTGTAGAGACGGACCGCCCGGGTGACCCGGCGGGTGTTGCGTGGGTCCAGCTCGGCGTACATGTACAGCGGAGACTCGACCCGGATCAGCGGGATGCCCGCGGGGTCTCCGGACTCGACATCCGGGTGGCTGACCGTGATGTACGCGCGGCCGAACGTCAGCGAGTCGTCGTGTCCGAGGACCGACTCTTCGTCCAGGTCGTTCGCCTGCCACCAGTTCCAGAGCTCTTCGAGCCCCTCGGAATCCTCCGAGATACGGAACCCCTCGATGTCCAAGCGATCGGACAGAGTGCGGAGGTAGGTAGCGACCCAGCCCGGTTGGACGTCCAGGTAAGCCAACTCCGGAGGAGCGCCGATCCCGATCGTCTTCAGCCGGCGCGTCCCGTTGCGGTAGGCCTCGGCTTCCAGCAGGTTCGGCAGGTCCCGTGCGAGGAGCCCTTGCAGTCGCTCGACGTGCTCGTGGTAAGTCGTCATCGCAGCAGACCCGCCCCCTTTCCTGTGTTGCTCTTGCTGAGCAGGAAGTCTTGGCGCGAGCCCCAAGCGAGGACAGCCGTCACAGCGGCGTCGATCTTGCGCTTGGATTCTTTGCCAGGTTTCCTGATGCTGATTGCGTCGTATATCGTCGGGTGCTGGTGCGCGTTGGTGATGTGCGCTTTGAGCACCGGGTTGTTGTCGTGTTTGACCTCGCCCGCCAGAACAGCGTCACGGAACCGCTCGCAGTCCAGCGCGAATCGCTTTTGCTGGCCGCGCATATCGAAGGCGACCGGGTTACCGGGGGAGGCGTTGATCTTCAGCTTGCGCCGGAAGTCCTGACCCCAGGCGTCAACCGACTGCTCGAACTCCTTGACGTCCGCTCGCATACCGACGACGTCGTACTTCTCGAACATCGACCGGACGTACGCGTCCACGTCCTGGCGCGGGACCTTGTGCCCCTCGTACTTCTCAGGCACCCAGACCTTCACCAGGAACAACGCCCCGTCCTCGACCCGGCACGCGGTGAGCGCGGTGTGGTCGTTGGACAGCGAACCGTCGAACCCGAGCGTGATCCGCTCGCCCTTCCTCAGCGGAGGTAGGTTGATGTCGTGGTTACGGTCCCACTCAGACGGTGCGATCCACGATTCCTCAGTCGCGTTGACCTGGTTGAGGAACTTCCGTCGGGACTCGATGACGTCGTTCTTCGCCGTCAGGACCGACATCAGAATGTCGTCGAGCGGGAGCCAGATCGAGTCGCCGCGGGCGATCTCCAGGCCCTTCATGAGCTGGGCGACCCCGGCCTCGTACCCCTCGGGGTCGTCGGACGGGAACGGGATCTCGGAGACCGGCGTGTCAGCCGGGGCTTCCAAGGCGTCGTAGAGGACGCCGGTGTCGATAGCGTCGCCTGCCAGGATGTCCAGCCAGTTCAGGTAAGACATCTCCGCGACGGTGTCGTCGCCGGGCCGGTGAGCGTTGCAGATCGACAAGGTGCGGGCACCGTCGACCTTGGTCATGTTGCCTTCGATGACCTCGGCCATCTGGTGGCCGTCGTTGACCTCGCCGCCGGGGCCTACTCCCCACCACTGCGTCTCGTTCTGGACGACGAACGTCGGGCGGTTACCCTCCATCGACGCGGGGGACGCGGTAGCGGCTTCTAGCCGGCCGCCGATCTCGGAATAGATGATGAAGCGGTTGACGGACAAGCCGTACTCGGTCTTCAGCTTCTTCGAGACCATGATCGGGAACAGCGAGAACGTGTTCTTCGTCTGGTCCTGGGAGACCGCGGCGATCGTGATCCACGCCGCGTGCCGGGTCTTGCCGACCGGGTTACCGTTGTCGTCGAAGTGCGAGAAGGCGACTGGTCCGCAGAGTTCGGCGAGCGCGAGCGCGCCGATCATCGGGTCCTTTCCCCAGCCCTTCATCCGGCGGAGCGTGCCCTCGCGGTAGGCGTACTTCCCTTGGTCGTCGACCGCGTACCACCAGGCGATGAATCTCGCCTGCTCCAGCGTCGGGACGAACGGGCCGTCGCCAGCGGGGGAGTTGACGTACTCGAACAGCCAGCTGATGATCTGCCAGCCGAGAGTCTTCTCAGGCAGGAACCATGAGCCGTCTTCGTACTGCCGCCAGGTCGGCCCCTGGATATGCGACGGGGCGGGGAGTAGCGACTCCGGGTAGTGAACCGCCACTCCACCTCCTCGTTACGTATCAAGTCACAGAGCGCAGAAAGTCCGTCGCAGGGTCGATGTTGTAGTTCGTGTGCGGAGTCGTGCCACGGATGAAGAACAGACCAGCGTCCAGCACCGCGCGGATCAGCGCGATCAGCTCGAACGTCGGGTTAACCCCGATCTCCAGGAGCTGACGTAGGATCGAATCCGGACCAGAGAACACCCGGGACATCATCACGACCTTGTAGATCGCGGTCTTCATCTCGCCCGAGTCGCCCTCGCAGTCGGTGTACAGGTCGCCTTTGTGGGCGTAGTTCCTCCACCAGTCCGGGGTGTCTACCATCAGCTGGTCAGCGATACCGTGCGACTTCGCCGAGGGCATCTGACCGCCCGGGTCGGGCCACACCTTGCCGGTCTCGCGCATCGGGTTGCCGAACGTCACGGCTCCGCGCACGTGGTCTTTGACCCAGTGCAATCGTCCGGTCACCGGCTTGATGTGGTATTCCCACAGCTCGGAGGTGACGATCGCACCTTGCGAGTAGCCGATCATCGACAGCCCGTAGCGCTCGATGCGCTGGCGCTCTTCCTCCAGGATGCGGGTGGCCTCGGTGACCCCGTTCGCCACGGACGGCCCCATCGGGAACGCCTGCGCGGTGTACGGCGGGCCTACCGGACGCCACAGGTACACGTCTCCGAGACGTCTCGCGACGTCAGCGTCCGGGCCTACCCACCAGGGGACTCCTGTCCCGGAGACGGTGAGCAGTACCGGGCGGGTGTCCTCGGGAGCCGGAATCCCCAGAGCGCGCAGATCGTCGTCAGAGACGATCCCGTCGAGCGGCTGGAACGTCCGGGACTCGTACTCGGTCTGCCACGCCTCAGCCCGCGGGCCGAACTCGTCGGTGTCCGTGGGCAGCGGGCCGTGGATGCGGGCGTACCCGGCGAACCGGGCCGCCATCACCTCGCGCCAGCGGCGCACCGTAGGGTTCCGGTCGCCTAGCTTAATCGGCATGGAACTTCTGCTCGGCAGCCAGCCACTTCTGGATCTGGACCTGAGCAGCGGTGATGTCCTCGGGCTTGACGCGCTTCAAGATGCGCTTCGCCAGCTCGGGGTTGTTCGTCGGATCGTCGGAGTTCGACACCGCGTACAGCAGCGCGATCGAGACCGGGTCGCCGTAGATCACGGCGAGCTTCTCGACCAGCTGGATATGGACGTTGGCGTCCGTCGACCAGGACAGGCCGGCGATCGTGTCGACCTCGCCCTCGTGCGGCCAGTGCAGCGGCGAGCGGGACTTGCGCTTGTACTTGGCCTGCTGGCGAGCCAGGTCCAGCAACTCACGCTGTTCAGCGTCGGTTAGAGCAGACAAGAAGTCGTCCTCTTCGTGAAGTAGTTGCAGCAGCGCATCGCCCTGGGCGAGCGCGCGGTTGTAGCGGGCTTGTCGATCCGCGAGGCCGTTGGTGCCGCCGTTGATCCGGCGGGTGACCGTGTTCAGGTCGCGGCGGTCGGACAGCTCGTTGATGTCCGGGCGGGCGACCGTCCAGTACCAGGCAGGGCCGATGCCCGCCCACTTCAGATCAGCGAGCTCGCGGTAGTTCACGACGAAGTAGTCCGGAGTCGGAACCATCCCGAACGCGTACGCCCACTGCGAGAACGACCGGTAGTTGTAGTCCCAGGTGATCTGAATCCACGTCCGGCCGATGTACGGCGCGTACCGCCCGTTCTTGGCGATCTCCTCGGTGTACTGGAACGACCCGGACTCATGCCCGATCTGAGCCAGCCACATCGCGATGCGGTTGACGTTCGTGCACTCGGATTCCCGGAGGCCCGAGCGAACCGCGGGCAGGATCTCCGCCGCGCGAGCTTCGCTCAGGCCGGTGGCCGCCGCCAGGATGGGGGCTGCGGACGCCGGGGCGCTACCCCTCCGGAAAGTCGAGTAGCCGTCAGCGCGGATCTTGCGCGCGATGAAGTCGGCTGTCTTCGGGTTGCCGTAGGTATCGAAGGTTCCGCCGTTGCGGAGGCTGGCGAGCTGGAAGTGCATCGCATCCTTGGGCGACGACCAGTCGTTGCCCCAGAACACCATGCCCTCGTAGAAGTCGAGTAGCTCTTTGACCCGCGCTTTCTTCGCGGCGTCGAAGCCTGCGTCCGGGACCTGGAACGGGTGGGTGTTCCAGTTCAGGTCCATCGCGGTGCCGCTCAGGTGGTTGGACGACGGGACCGAGTTGGTCGGCGTCCAGCACGCGGAGTCCGCGTCGCGCAGCGGCTCGACGTACGCGTGGAAGTCAGCGGCGAACGCGCGCAGGATCGCGAGAGGCTGGCCCTTGGCGATCTGCAGCGTGACGCTCGTGCCGGGGATCTTCGTCCACTCGCACTCATCGGAGTTGAGCATCGGCCACCCGTTGGACGAGTGGGTCAGCCCGTAGACGACCCTCGGCATCAGCGCTTGAACGGGTTGATGGCGTTGATCAGCTGCTCGGGGAGCCGGGACAAGTCGGGGAACAGCCCGATGATCTTGTCGTCCAGCCGGGACAGATCCGGGATCTTCGCCAGGATCTTGTCGTCGAGGTCAGCGAGGTCGGGCAGCTTCTCGGTAGCCCGGTCGATGACCTGGTTCAGGAACTCGGGGTGAGCCCGGAGGTAGTCGAAGACCGCCTTCACAAGAGCAGCGGCGAACATGGTGATAAGGCGGTTCATGAAGTCCTTAGTCGGTGGCGGCTTCGATCAGGTCCCACAGGTCGGAGTCCTCTTCTGGGACGTCGATCAACCAGCGGTCCTGGTGGTGCGTCACCCGGACAGGTCCGGGCGGTAAAGTCAGCGCGAGCTCTCCGTTGAACGGCTTCACGCGCACGACGCGGGGCGTGATGATCACGCCGTCCTGCTCGCGCAGGTCGCTGGAGAAAGTCCAGTGCGAATCGTCGGGGCGTCCGGAGATGTCGTGGACGGTAGCGGTAACAGTCGTCATACCGGCCCTTTCGTCAGGTGACCGGGGTCATCGGGATAGCGATGCTCGCCCAAGGGGAGCCGGTCGACGAGATCGTGCCTGTGAACGAGTACGCGGCGGAGGAGTCCCGGGCAGCCATACCGCCCGCGGTGCCGCGGTCGTTCAGTCGCCCGGTGCCGCCCGACGGGGTCAGGGACACGTTGCCCGAAGACCAGTTGAATGCCTGGAACACGCGGCCGTTGGCCGGGGGTGCGGAGATCGAGTGCGAAGGACTTGTACCGGTGCCCGCAGCGGTCGATACGGTGCCTACGCTTGCGACGTTCAGATACGAGATTGCGAACGAGGCCGCCCAGTTGGCACCGTTTTTGTCGACCTCCACGGTCTGCGACCCGCCCGGGGCGCTCGCTAGGGTGTATACCCGGAGGTAACCGCTCGACGCCGAGTTGTTCATGGTCTGCTCGGCACCTGTCACCAGAGTCATCGCGTTGCCGCCGTAGGTGACGCTGGCGACGGTGTTGTTGCCGAGGAGGTGGACCGCGACAAATACCCGAGCCCCTGCCGTAGCAGAGAACGAGTACGACAAGTCGCCTAGCGCGTTCGAGAACGACGACACCGCGTCGAAGTCGACGGTCGGCGGAGGAGCCGCGGACCAGATCTCGGTGGTCCCGATGCTGATCTTCTGGATCTCGGTCGAGCCGATCGCGGCTTTCGCGAAAGCCGTCGTGGCAAGTGACATACCTGCCACGGCGACCTCCTATGCAGTCCTGAGATAGATAGTGTTCGAGTCTTTTGTGCCGATCGCGGTGTACTGCGCCTCGGTCCCGACCCAGATAGTCAGCGTCCGGGCACCGGAGTTGTCCGAGCCGGCGACGTAGCCGGTAGCCAGCTTCGACAGCGCGATACCCGCGCCGGAAGCGACCTTGGCGTTGGTCACCGATCCGTCGGTCGGGGTGCGGGTGTCCGACAACCTGGAGTCGTTGCCCTGCGCCGCGGTGCCCGCGGTGGTGCCATAGGCGACGTTCAGCGTCCGGCTCGCGGACAGATCCCCGCCGCCGGTCAAGCCGGTACCCGCGGTGATCGTGGTGGTTTTGTCGGCTTTCGCGCCGATCTGCGAGGCGACCGTGGTCGCGAAGTTCGGGTCATCGCCCAGCGCTGCGGCCAGCTCGTTGAGCGTGTTCAGCGTTTCCGGGGCCGAGTCGACCAGCGCGGCGGTGCCGAGAGACACCCGGGCGTCCACCGCGGCCTCGTCGAGCTTCTCGTCGAGAGCGTCCTGGAGACCGGTGACGTTAGCGATCGAGTGGGTGTGCGAGCTCGGGGTGAACGTCGACGGCTTGTCGTCGATGTCGTCCCAGGCCACCGAGCCTGCCTCGGGCGGGTTCGAGACCAGGTACGCGGCGATAGCCGAGTCAAGGTCGGTGACATCCGCGGCGACGTGGTCGTGCGCAGACGGCGGGAACTCCGCCGGGACGTTCGACAACGCGTCCCAGTCCGCTGACGGCGGGTTCGCGTCGAGGTAGCCGTTGACAGCGTCAGCGAGCAGTTCAGCGGAGGTGTCCGGAGGGACCGCTACCGAGGTGGCGATCAGACCCCACAGACCGGCGTCGGTCTCGGGCACCTCGATGAACCAGCGGTACTCGCCGTAGACGACGATCGCGAAGCCGGGTTCCAGCTCTACGCTCAGCGCGCCGTCCACCGGGTTTACCCGGACCTGCTTCTGGGTGAGGATCGAGCCGTCCTGCTGTCGGAGCACGGTCGAGAACACCCATTGCTGGTTGTCGGGCTGACCGGTGACGTCGCGGACGTCGGCGGTGATCGTGACGGTCATACCGGCCTCTCGTAGGTTACGTGTAAAGGTGAGCCCGTTTACCGGTGGAGCTCATACCGGCCAGGGGCGACCGCTCTTGGTTACTGGCTGGTCTCGCCTGCCTGGCAAGTAGAGGCCCGGAGGATGGGTTGCAAAGACCGCAGATCGTACGTCTGTCGGGGAGCCCGATCCTCCGGGCGGAAAGCGCCTACACCGGCCATGCTGGGCCGGGTCAGCACTTGGTGCAACGGTTCCTGAGCACCAATACCGCCGTCGTCACGGCGGACCGCCTCAGTCGGGACGTTGCGCCCGGGTCTACCCCCGACGGCCTTCGTTCGCGATCAGGGTGTTGAAATGGTCCACGATGGAGGTGGGTAGCACAGTTTCCTCGGGCTTGACCACGAGGTCGGGCTTGACCACGAAGTGGGTCCAGGCCAGGTTGGCGAACCCGCCGACATCGTCCCCGTTAGCATCGATGATCCTCAGGCCGGTTGCCTCCAGGCAGGTCCCGCGTCCGTGGTCGAAGGTCCATGCTTCGCCGTTGCGGTCGTAAACAGTCACTGCCATGCTTTTTCCTTTCGACGGCAGTTCGTGACACGCGGTTACGTGTCAAGTCTGTAGGCCCGTTAGGGTGGGGCATACCCTGTGAAGGTGGCGAGCACCCCTACCGTGAAAACGGTAGGAGATTTCGCCTGTCTCTGACGGCCTGTGGCCGCCTCCTCAGATAGCACCGTTCCTAGTCCAAGAAGCTCCCGAGGGAGGTCCCGCTAGCGCCTGGTACCGGGCTGGTCTTGGTGGCAGCCCCAGCGGGGGAGCACCGGAAGGGGAGCGCTCAACCCCGCCGGGGACTGCGGTCGGCTCCGGCATAGCCGGGGCCTCGGGGCGCGCCAGATCTACGATCTGGACGCCGGTCTCTAGCTCGACTTCGGCTTACGGAGAGCGCGCTCGAACAGCTCGCCCATCGTCGTCACCGACGCATCCGGGCCGTCTGACTTCGTCCGCTCCACCTCGATCCGAACCCGTCGCCTGTCACCTTCTGAGACCAGAAGCGATGACAGCATCTGATTGACGGCTACTAGCATCTGCGACGAGGGCTTGGAGGATTTCAGGAGCTGGTCGGCGAAGTGGAGGGTGAACTTCGCGTAGTGCCAGTCCGACGGCTGATAAAGCGCGGCTTGCGCCGACTCGGCTAGAGAGTTGTAGAGGTCTCGTACGATCGGGTGAGGATCGGTGAGACCGAGCGGAGGGGACTTCACGGGTCCGGAGACTGGGAGAGTGGTAACCTCTCCGTACTCTTCTTTGTTACGGCGAACCCGCTCGTCTGAGCGGTTCGGGATCGGGCCTCGGGTTCCCATGTTGCCTCCTGGGCTACGAGGACGCCTGGCCCTCCCTTATGTGCTTCGTCATACACTCGCTGCAGCGGGTCAGTCCTTCGACGGGGAACGCTCCGTTCGTAGTCCAGCCCAGCGCCTTCCCGCACCGGTCGCAGTCCAGCACGTAGAACCGCTCGCTCACTGATCCTCCCGGGGTGTGCGGCGTCCCGGGTGGCGGGGCGGTGGCCGCTTCTTCATCGCGCGCAGCTTCGCACGCTGAGCGACGCCTTCCATCGCGGACTTCCGCGCATGACACGGCTTGCACGACGCCTGGAGAGGTGACTCCTCGTCGCGGTAGCGGACGTGGTCAACCTCGGTAGCCATCCCTGTGCAGACGTCCGCGTAGCGGATCTGGCAGCGGTGACCAGCCGCCCGCAGAACCTCGCGACGGATGCGAGGCCAGTCGGCCGGCAGCCGCTCACGACGGTCAGATGACTCCCAGCTCACGCAGCGGCCTGCTGCTCGGCGAGGAACTCGGCCATCGCCGGAGAGTAGCGGAACCGCTCTCCTGGCCCCGGGAGCCGGTCGGACTTGAACCTGTTGTGGAGGACCGCCTCAGTCACAAACCCGCCCGGCAGGATCTTCAACGGGATCACCGGAGCCTCGTAGCTGCGCGACAGGGCCTTCAGACGCTGGTGCAGAAGATTCTCCGTGTTGGAGTATCCGATCTTGACGAATCCGTCAGGGAGGAGCACGACGTAGCAGAACCCCGGGAAGGACTCCAGAGGGTGGTACTTGGCAGCGGTCAGAGCATTACCTCGACCACGCCCATCTACAGATCGTCGCAACTCGTCCTTATGGACGACGCACACAGGGACCCGCATGAAACTCTCGGCCTCAGGCTCCCCGCAGGTCTCTCCGGACTCCAGGTCCGTGATGTAACAGCACTTCAACTTGACAGCTCCCTTCCTGTTACATGTCAAGTAACGTACCCGACCAAAGTGACAGCAGGAGTGCTGTTATGTATCAAGTTGCTACGTAAGTTACGTACCCAACAGAACCACTTTGTGATGGCCGGGGCCTAAACCCCGGCCCTTCAACGGGTTGGTACCTCGCTCCCTCCGCTCGGTACCTACCTGGGCGACCGGAGGTCGCTAAAAGGGGGTAGTCTCTCTCCGTTCGACTACCCCGACAAGAACCTATGTCGGGGTGCGGTCGCTCGGCAGAGCCTCGCTCCCTTACCCCTCCATAGGTAAGGAACCTTCCACTTTTGCGTTTCACCCGTAGAATGTGACGCACTTCACACGAATATCTTCCTACGCGGGCGTCAGCCGGCGACGGCTCTGCGGCCGTCTTCGCTTGTCTCCGGTGCTGTCTACCGATCCGCACCGCTCGTCCGTCTACGGGGCTCTCAGGGGGCATTACGGGGCCTTCTAGGCCCGCGCTGTTCTCTCCGTCGACTTCCAAACCCGTACACGATCTGGCAGCCGCA